AATTATATTTCCCCGTATCCTATACCGGAAGCCGATACCCCGGTAGGGAGATCGGGTGGAGCATAAGCCAAAGAAGAAAAAGCGAGGTCTTGTACGATCGCTCGCGCTCCGGCCGTCCGTATCTTCTACGGCAGGCTCCATCGCCCAAGGCTTCCCATTTCCCCTTGGCTTTATATCCCATAACATAGCAAGAAGGAATCCAAAGGGAAAATGGGTGGTCATGTCCCGTGAGGCAGGATAGGGCTGTCCACCGCCGCTCGGAGGCATGTATGGTCTGTGCTCCACTGGCCTCATTGCCGTGGCTTACGGTGGACTTATCTGGCTTTCCTCTGCCACTTCCACCGCCTTTTCCCATTTGGATGTTCTTAAATACATGTTAATCAGCATATATTATGTTGATTATGGCATAATTTCTTGACAACGATATTTTTTTTAAGTAGTTTTGCTGAAAACTAATTTTATATGTCGGAACAGAGGAAAGCTTTCGTATTTGCGTTGCCTTACGACACTAGGCTGGATATGATCCAGCAGTTCTTAAGGATATACAACGGCTATCTGGATTCTAGGGGTAGGAGCTTGATTACCGAAAGGACGATAAACTTACTTTCTTTCTACATCAACTACGGATACTCTGATGATACCAGGGCTAAGTACATGGATTGTCATGGACAGAAGGAATCTTACGTCGCTGTCCTGAACAACGAGCTTAAACGTGGGGGTTTTCTGGTGGACAAGAAGAACGGGAACTTCCGTACCCGTGAGCTGTCTATTGAGATGAGAAGCTTACGTAACTATTTTATTCTTGATGGGGAGGGTGATGATACCCGTGTAATGGGATTCGTGTTCAAGAGAAATAAGTTAAACATTGATGGGTAGAAGTCTTATTTCTTTTGACAGGGATATTGTCGATGAGGTGGTGAGAAGATCTGATGGGAAGTTTACCAAACAACAGGTAGAGTGGTGCATGAAAGCATCCGTATCTTACATCCATCACCTAGCTAAATATACTGACAATATATCTATCAGAATCCCGTTTATCGGATACGTTATATGCAATCTCCGAGAGATGCGTGTAAGGCGTGATAAGATACGCCGGATATTTGTCAAGGAAGGTAATCGTTATCCGGATGAAAGGATGCCTATTGAGCTTGATTGTCTGGATAAGAAGATTAAGGCGATAGAGTATATGGAGGGGTTGAAGAACGGAGATCCTCTTATACGTGATAACCATGAGGCCATGTATCAATGTCGGTATGGAATGACATGGGAACAATTACAGGATTTTCAACAAAAACAATTTAAGAAATAATATGCAAACAATCGGTAAAGCCCAAGTAATAGCCCAAGCTTGGGAAGACAGTTTATTGGGCAGGATTCCTAAGGATGAGAAGGATTATCCGGAGTGGTACAAGAATCGTCTTGATTTATGCAAGAAATGTCCTAAGAACTCTTCTAATATCAGGTTCTTTAAATTGCCGCCTAAGGTATTATTCCATAGATTGATTGGAAGACCTGGATGCTCGTTGTGTGGTTGTTTTATCAAGGAGAAAGCTTGGATGAAGACCGAGGTATGCCCATTGAAGTTCGTGGAAGGAGAGAAAGCCAAATGGAATGCTATGGAGGTGATAACGGCCGATCATAACGATTTTAATATCGAGTGCCCTAATGATTCCTTTGATATAGGACTTACGGATGACGAGAGCGAGTTTTATCTAAATATTTTTGATCATAAAATAGGTGATAAGATAGAAATCGTGTTATTTATCACCCATAAAGATGGTTTCCATGTCAAGGAGCATCATCTTGGATGTGGATGTATGGGAGATGTATCATATAACAAACATCCTGACAATGAGAATAGAACTATATTTAGGATGACATTAGATACCTCAAAATATACGGAAGGCCATTTTGAGAAACATCTATCTCTTATGGGTTATACGAAGGATGATCCTGAACGTAATTTCAAACATTTCCCGCTACGTATTATAGGGGAAGCTTATAAGTAAATACTATGCGAAGTCCTGTAAGAAGTAAGATAGATGATCGTATCCATGCTCTTATTGTCATGGAAGTCGGTTGCCGTGAGTTACCCGAATATTCGCTGGGTGATATACTTTACTCCGCTTTAAGGAGAGTTGCTAAGGCTAATGGTGGTAACGTACGCTTCTTGCGGGATATTAGCACCAGAGATTTATTAAGAATAATAGATCAGAGTATCAGTGATGAGATTGAGTTAAACAACAATGATTATAATACGTAATATGGAAGATAAAGATATAAAAACAGAGATTAGAGATTATCTTAAAGAAGAGGCGGATACCCATATAAGGCATTGGATAGCCATAAAACGTGAGAGCAAGCGTCTGTATAGCGATATTGAGGATAGGACTAAGAAGATAGCCCTTAAATCATCTTCGTTGATAAAAGAGGAGGATTTTGTCGTTCTTCATGAGATGACCCATAAGATACAGATGTTGAATATAGAGGCTGTAAAAGTCAATTCTAGGTTGATGTTCATAATCCAGTTGGCTACCAGCTTCGGTATGGATCTGGATTTAGATACGACATATGCGTCCACCGCCAAGAGCATTATAGAAGACAGAACATCTGGATTCGTGTTTTATGATGACAAGGAACGTCTGAGATACGCTGACAAGGAGCTTGAGGATATGTTCCATGACATGAGCGTGAAGGAAGTAAGTAAGATCGGGGTTGTTCAATCTTATGAGCTTCTTATGAAGCAGTATAACGAATTTAAGGACATGAAAGCCAATGCCACAGGGAAGACGAAAGCCGACGAGTAAGGACGCTGATCGGGTTAACGACAATCTTGAGGTCATAGCTAAGGCTATAAATGACGCTAAGACTTATATTGATAAGCATCCTTGGGACAAGGAGAAGCCGGAGAATATGGCAAGGGCATTTGACTTCATATCAAAATTAATCGATAAGATAAATACATGGAATGATTCTTATATGGAGAAAAGTGGGATCATGGATGTATATAGGTCTGTAAGCAATGTCCAGAAAAAGGAACGTAAGGGTCAGGTTTCTGGTGGAATCGAGTCTGTTTTAAAGGATATTATAAAATGAGTCTAAGTACGAGTCCAGAATTTTATGTAAACATGAAAAATCCTCCTGTATGGAACGATCTGTTCGGTTGGGAGGATCAGGATGACGATGTTAAGCAGTTCTTTAAAGAAGAGGCTTATAAGGTCAAGTACGGGGTGACTATCAATGGTACGTTCATCCCTCCATGGCTTTATTGGCATGTTAATTTCTTTCCCGTATTCCAGGATCTTCCAAACGGGGAACGTGTGCCAGCGATCAGTCGTTTGCGTGATAACGAATGGTTTTTCGCCGAGATGTACCAACGTGCCCGTATGGAGAAGAAAGGGTTGGGAATGTTTGGTACTCGTCGTTTTGGCAAGGCTCTTCTGGACTCGGAGCTGATATATACTCCTCATGGATCTAAGAAAATAGGATTCGCCGATATCGGGGATATCATATATGGTGATGATGGTAAGCTTACGACTATAGTGAGCGTATATCCTCAGGGATTCGTTGATACGTACAAAGTGACCTTTGAGGACGGTCGCAGCGTGGTGTGTTGCGGGCAGCACCAGTGGAAAGTCAAGTATCATGGTGATTATAAGGTTATGAGCACTATGGGTATCATCCATTCTGACTTCTCCAAAATGACTATAGATATTGGGGAAGCGGTAGATTTCCCTGAGCGGCGGTGGCTGATATCGCCCCAGCTCATGGGGTCTCTGGCCGCCTCCTTCCTTTGTGGAGCTACCGACAGGATCTTTGAGCTAAGCAAGAAGGAGATGGATGATATTATTTATTCATCCAAAAAACAGAAAGAGTTGTTCATAGGATCGTTTATGAAGATCGCTTGCGGTATAAATACCGGTGACGATCGTTTTAAGGTCGTTTATAAAAGCGAGTATATTATATCCTTTGTAAGGAAAATATTTTGGTCTATGGGGTATTATTGTGTCATGGATGGTGACGATATGTATATATCTAAGACTCACGATAGGCTTAGGATATATGATATAGATTATTACGGGAAGTATAAGGCTACTTGTATTGAGGTAGATAATAAATCTCATCAGTTTCTTACTACCAATTTTGTCGTATCCCATAATACGACCATCATGTCATCACTTCTCCAGATGAACGCTACGATGACTATCGGTCTTAGTCATTCTGTAGTAGGATTCAGCGACAGTGACTTATCCAATATCGGCGAGTATTGTGAGTATGGTCTTGATCATGTGCATCCTTTTTTCAGGATCAACAGAACCAAGACCGACTGGAGTTCGGGAGTTACATTAGGCAAGAGGATGTCCAATGGTGTACGTGATATCCATGCCATTATCTCTATAGCCAACATCAACATGGGTAGGAAGACCTCCACGCAGAAGACGGCTGGTTTGACACCGGCTACGGCTATTTTCGACGAGGTAGGCAAAGGTCCGATAAAGAAGCCTTACACGGCCGCCATGCCATCCTACGACACGCCTTATGGCTGGCGTCTTAGTCCTATCTTGGCCGGTACCGGTGGTGAGGTGGAGTTGTCTAAGGACGCTCAAGAGATGTTCTCCGATCCCGAGACATATAACCTTCTGGTCATGGACTGGGATATCCTAAACCGTAGAGCCATGAAAGGAAAAACATGGAAAGAACGGAAATGGGCGATGTTTGTCCCGGGACAAATGGCAAACTCTGGTGTCAAGGTAACTATAGGTTTGGGTGATTATTTAGGGAAATCTGATGATAAGAAACTTAATAAGATTAAGATTGACGCCACGGATTTCGAGGCTAGTACCAATAAGCTTAATGAGGAACGGAAGAAGCTTTCTACAAAGGACAGGGTAGCCTATACCTCTCATACTATGTTCTATCCTTTTACGATTGATGACTGTTTTTTAAGCTCTTCTCAAAATCTGTTCCCGGTTGAGTACGCTATCAAGCATAAGAACGATCTTCTTGAGTCGGGTCAATATAGTGGCATGCTGTGTGATGTTTTTCTTGAATCGGGCAATAAGCTTGGTACTACGAAATCTAATAAACAGCTAGCTGGTTTTCCGTTTAGTGGAGGTGTTATCGACGCTCCTGTCCAGATATTCGAGATGCCTCAATCTAATAGGTTTGATGATTTTATTTATGTTGCTGGATGTATGCCTCCAGGAGAAAGGGTATTGACTTCTGATGGATATAAGAATGTAGAGGATGTTGACTATGATGATTTATTGGTTAATAACGAAGGGGATAATGTTAGGATACGCAAGAGACTTGTCAGAAATATGGTCGAAGAGGATCTTTATTCGATAAAGATGTATAATGGTGTAAGAATAAATAGATTTACTTCTGAGCATCCTATTTTTGTATCGGATCATAAGACTGTAGAAAGAAGGGTTAGGGAAGATTTATTCAAATTTGATTACATACCTGTCAAGGATATAAAAGAGGGACAGTGGACAAGGATTCCTAATATGTATGCCGAAGAAAGAATGGACATTCCAGGATTTAGGGATTATATGCTTTCTGATGATTTTTGGTGGTTTGTAGGGATGTGGCTTGGAAATGGATGGATTGATAGACAGTGTCGTGTAGGGATGGCTATATGTTTTGATTATCCAGAAGAGAGAGATAGATATTATAGGGTTGTAGATAGTCTTTTTGGGGTTAAACCTTCGGAGAGAGGTAGAAAGGGTAATTGGGAGTTATCTTTTAAACATGCTTATCTAAGTGAGTGGCTTGTTAATAATTTTGGCAAGTATTGTTATGGTAAATATATTCCTGAATTTGCTAAATATCTTCCTTTTAGTATGAAGGTTAGTTTAATTCATGGATACATGGATACGGATGGGTCTGTTTATAATGATTTTCGTAATTATTCAGGCATGGATTTCGTAAGTGTAAGTATGGATCTTCTTGAGGGTATACAGGATATATTATTGTCTCTTGGAATAGTTGGAGGTATATCTATAATGAAAAAAAATAGGACTGAATATATAGATGGAAATAAGATTAAATCTCAAAGACCATGCTATCATTTGAGGACAGGTCATAACTATACTGTGTATTTCAGGAAGTTGGTTGAGACATTAACCCCTGATTATATATCTAAATTGTCTAAAGTATGTATGGATACCATCACAAGAAAAAGCCCTTCCACAGGTATATTTATTAGTAATGACAATAAGTATATATATGTCAGGATATCATCTATAACTAAAGAGAAGTATACTGGTCCTGTGTATAATTTTGAATGTGATACGAATAATTATCTATTAAGGAATATATCTGTTCACAATTGCGACCCTTATAAACAGGCCAAGTCTGATACCCCTTCATTAGGAGCTTTTTATGTATTCAAAAGGCGTGTCGGTATTCGAGATCCTTATGCCTATAGAATAGTGGCTTCATACGTATCCCGCCCATCATCTATAGACCAATTCTGCCGTACGTGCGAGGTGCTTCAGAAGGGATATGGTGCTATATGCCTTATGGAGAACGCTGACCAGATGTATGAGCAATACCTTAACCGGAAGAGTGGTATGCCGGCATCTTTCTTCTTATTCGCTGGTGAGGCAATAGCCAATAAGTATGTGAAGGCCGGCTCCCGGCAGAATAGCAAGCTGGGGCTATATCCTACCCCCGGTAACCAGAACCTGCTATTCTCGTGTGTCGTGGATTACTGTTGGCAGGATTTCGTTATCGGATATGATGATAGTACTGGTCTTGATATAACTGTCAAGGGTATTGAGCTGATCGATGATATAGCCCTATTGGATGAGATAATACAGTATAAGCCCGGATTGAACGTCGATAGGATAATAGCCTTCGGGCATGCGTTGGTTCTCGCTAGGTATTTTGATGATAATAACTACATGCCTAAATCGAAGATAGATGAGATGAATAACGCCCGCAAGGAAGACGCTTATAAGCACCATGAGATATATGCCTCTGCCTTTAGATCGGTATCTATAGGTGCGTTTCGGTAGTTTAGTGTTGCTTAATAACTTATCTTTGCTAAAAACAAATTAGATTGACATGGAGATTTTCAATAGAGATCATTCGTTTCCGGCAAAAGGGGCGCTATTAGGATTACCTCCTCAGGCTATTTCCACGAAGAAAAAGAACAGGAAATGGAAGGAGGATTGTATGGATGCTCTTGAGGCGATAGGATTGAAACAGTATGATCGTAACCAAATGTACCGTGACTATTATCTGATGGCGGATGGTAAGTTATCTTTTATGGAGATGGCGGATGTTATCCCTCAGTTAAGGAACGTACAGAAGTTAAGGAGTGATATAAGGATACCCTCTTTCTTGAAGCATTATGATATCATAGGTGGTATTGTAAACGCTTTTGAGGGATGGTTGACAAACCTACAGGATAAGTATACGGTTAATGAGGTAGGGGATATGGCTATAAGTGAGTATGAGGATACGATGTCAAACTTACTTCATCGCCATATACAAGAACAGTGGGATATTATCGTCAATCAGCGTCTTGTAGAAGCCGGGCTTGATCCTACATACAATGAGTTTAATTCCGAGGAGGAACGTCAGGCTTACGCAGAGCAAATTCAACAAGCTAAGGTGTCTATGACACCAGATGATATCCAGAGGTTCATGAGTACCAGATGGAAGACGCAGGCGGCTGTATGGGGAGATCATACGATCGAGGCTGATCGTAGCAGGTTTTATATGGATGAGCTTGACAGGGAGAATTTCCGGGATCGTCTTCTTAGCGGAAAGATGTTCCGGAATCATTTCGTTGGTTTCGATTACTACCGTCCGGAGGTATGGAGTCCTATGGAGGTTTTCCATCCTGATGTAAAATACCCGCAATATGGATCTTATGTAGGTCGTCTTCATTATTACGAGGGTGTTGAGTTGATATCAAAATACGGTCATAAGATGACGGCTAAGGATAAGCGCCGGATTATGGGAGGTGATGATGATTACGAGGGATGGGTATCCAATGACGGTACTAGGTATGATCAGAAGAAAAAGAAGCCTTCTATTACCGGTATGTATGAGAATGAGGTTATTCCATGGAAAGGATACCATGACTATGAGTCTATAGTCGCCGCTGAGGACTATTATGGTGTGCCGATGGGAGAGTACCATACCTTCGGACCTGACGGGGAGGAGCACACCCAGCCCCGCTTCTTGCCCCGCTTCCATCCCTTTGGCTATTTTAACTCTGACATGTCCAATGGCAAGAGATATGAGATAGATTCCCGTCTTTTTAGAGTCATGGAGGGATATTGGGTATCCATGAAACCGATATTCTTAATAACTTACATGACGGAGACCGGAATGGTGGATCAGGAGCTTGTGACAGATGAGCTTCTCCCGGAGTTCTTGGAGAAGAATGGTATAAAGAAAGTGAAGAGGGTCATGGCAGAAGCCGTCAGTGAGCCTGAGGTGAACACCTATATCTTGGAGTATGTCCCTGAGGTTAGGTTTGGCGTTAAGATCACCGGAGGTAATTTAATGGATAAGCCTATATATATTGGTGGGGATCCAATACCTCATCAGATACATGGTGATAGCAGTCTGTATGATTATGTCATTCCGGTTTCTGGATTTATAGGGGCTAGTCTCGCTGATCGCATACAGCCGTTCCAGATGATGTATAACCTTGCTATGAACCAGCTATACAATAACGCCGAGAAGGAGATCGGTAAGTTCTTCTTAGGCGACTTAGGATTCCTGCCTACGGAATATAAGGATATGATGGACAAGAAGGGAGCTTTGGCTACTTTTATGCAGATCGTTAAGTCCGTCTCATTTATGGGTGTAGGTGGTAATGACACAAACAATCCTTACCAGAATCCGCAGATGAGCAGCATATATAATCAGTTCGGTGTATATGATCTTACTAATACGGATCAGATAAGATCCCGTATGGAAATGGCGTCTTACGCCTATATGATGGCTTATAGGATGATAGGTATATCCGAGCAAGCGATGGGTCAGTCAACTAGATACGAGAGTTCTACGGGCGTAAAACAGGGAGTTAACGCTACTATGCTACAGACCCAGACTTACTTTAATGATTTCGATGACTTCAAGAAACGGACATTGGATATTCATCTAGCCGTGGCTCAAGTATGCCAGAAGGAAGGATACGATTGGACCGTGATGTACAGGAACAGCGATCTGTCCTTGGCTTACGTCAGTCTTACGGATAATAGCTTGTCGTTACGTCATCTTAATGTTATGGCTGTCTCTAATTCCAAGAAACGTCTGGAATTGGAGAATTTGAAGCAATATATATTACAGACGAATACTTTGGGCAATGACTTGCTTGATATCACTAGAATGATGAATGCTAACTCGACGGCTGAGATGAATCAGATAGGAAGGGATGCCAGATCTTACGCAGATCGTGTAAGACAGGAGGAGTACCAGAATCAACAACGACTTGTACAGCAAAAAGCCGAGGCCGATCAACAGGCCCGTAATGACGAGCATGAGAAGGAGAAGGAGCTGGCTTATATCAAGGGTAACTTCGATTTACGGGGTAAGAGCATAATGGCCGCCGGTCAAGCGGCTAGGACACAAGATAACGAAGAGGGTATGGATTATGTGGAAGCTATAGCGGATCGAGCCTTGAAGGAAAGGGATCTGGATATCCGTGAGGAGGATATGAGAACCAGACAGGCTAATGCCGAGGCTGAGCGAAGATCTCGTGAGGAGATAGAGAAAAGGAAACTAGAATTAAAAGAAAAGGAGATAGATGCTAGGAACAAACGTTCTGATACAGATAGGTTTACGTCAATAATAAACAAGAATTGATTACAAGTTTTGTAAATATTTTTACAAAATCTGTAATCATTTTGGCGTAAAATTCTGTCATATACTATAATGGGTTTGATTTAATTGGTAATTAGATTAATGATAATTTTGTAAAAAGCAAAAAAGGAAATTGTATGAATGACATGGGTGATTTCGCTAAGGGTTTTAAGACCATGAGTGTCGAGGAACTTTTTTGCCGTGGTGACGGTGATGGCGATAAGAATAATATCGAGGGTAAATATGATAAGGATGGTAATCCTATAGGTGATTCCAAGGAAGAGCCTGCCGACGGCGGAGCGGCTGACGGTGGCGGGGATAAGGGCGGCGATGCTACCAACCCAGACCCTGATTCCTTTGGCGAAGGCGGTGCTGATAATAATAACGTGGTATCAGGGTTTAACGGGAAATCTTTCTTGGAGAAGATGGCCGCCAGAGGTATCATAGACAGTATCGAGAACCTAGATATTATGGTAGATGATAAACCGGTCGATCTTTCTACTATCACTAAAGAGGATGATTTACTCGATATAGTGGAGGGATTGATCAAGGATAAGGCTGATGAGTTGTTAAAGGATAAGGTTGATACCGGCTCGATGTCTGATTTCATGAAGAAGATGATAGAGGTGGATAAGGCCGGTGGTAACGTTGGCCAACTATTAAGCCAATATCAGAGTATTCAGGCTCCGTTGGATAACCTTGATATGAGTAATAAAAATGATCAGCTTGCGGTTATCCAGCATTATTATAAGATGTTGGGTATGCCGGAAGATGAGATAAAGGATAATATGGAGATGATGATCGGCAAGGGCGATGAGTTTATTGAGTCCAAGGCCAATAAGTTCCATGATATCCTGAAAAAGGAGATGGATAACCTTATCGAGGAGGAGAAGAAAAAATCCGAGAAAAGGAAACAGGAGTTGATTGAGCAGATGAAGATCTATAAGAAAGGTCTTAAGACGTCTATAAGCTCAGGATTCCAGTTGACTGACACGATGATAGGTAAGGCTGTCGATTTCGTTACCAAGCCGATAGACAATCAAGGTCATACGGCTATAGATAAAGCTTATTCGGAGGCTATCAAGAATCCGGACATGGCCGCTGATCTGGCTTTGTTCTTGATGAATAAGGACGAGTTCCTTAAACAGAAGACTAACAAGGCTAAGATGGAGGTCAATAAGAAGACCATCACTCTTCTTTCTGGCAATAAGGGAGGAAAGCAGAATAAAAATAATATCGATAACGATACTATAGAAGCTAACTTCCTTGATCTGAGTGGATCAAAGAGTGTATAACGTTTAAATATATTGAAAATGAATCCATTTTTGACAAAAAGTTTCCCGGCTACCGTGAATGGCGATAATGTTATTGCCTTTACCGATGCCAAGAACTATAAGACTTCGCTTGTAGAGCATAACTTAGGCTCATTGGCGAGCTGGTATTACGAGGATCCTGACAAGAATCATTTGGGTCTGTTGAACTTGTTCTCTAATATCGCTAACTATCCTGTCCCGATGTATATGGGTATGATTAATAACGGCGCTACGATCTCCGTTAACGGTATTGGAGCTTCTTTCCGTTATGATCTTCCTGTTACAAAGACATTTGCTGTCGTTACGGCAGAGGATACTTCAGGTCATCACCTGAAACCTGGCATTGATGGTAGCTTGTTTGATATCGTTTTGAATACATCTGAGTTTACGGCTTATGATGTTATTACCTATGATGCCGCTAATGGTTGTAATATCCTTATATCAGGCGAGATCCCGTCTAAGACAGAAGGTGACTTGACACGTTATTGGTGTCGTGTTATCGGTGGTAAGGCTAAATACTTCCCTAAAGAGAAATTACGTCCGGGTATCCGTTATTGGAAGATCGGTCATGCTCTTGGTGAGTACAGCACTCAGTTCTCTAAGGTATCTGGAGCTGACAAGGCCGGTTCCATGACCTGTGAGTTCCGTTTAGGAAACCACCGTGGTGTTGAAGGAGAGACAACTATGTATGCTGGTATGAAGTCCATGCAGGCCGCCCAGAACAGCACTTCAGAGTTTGTGGAGACCGCTCTTCGTCGTATGAATGCCATGAGAAGTGAGTATGAGGGTAATATTCCTGATCTGGCTATTATCGGTAAGACTGTTAATGGTAGACTTGATTTGCGTACAGCTAAAGTAGCCTCTACGTTGGAGGTGTTCTGTATGGCTGAGTTGGTTAAGCTGGAAGCTAGACAGTTGATGTGGCAAGAAGGTGGTATTATCATGGATCAAAATGGTCCTATCCATTTGAATGAAGGTATCTATCGTCAGCTTCGCCGTGGTTACACTATCTACTATAGCCGCCCGATGGGTATTACTAAGGATACGCTTATGGCTGCCGCAGCTTATATTTTCCGTGGACGTCAGGATCTTCCTATTACGGAACGTAAGATTAAGTTCAAGGTAGGAGCTATGGCTATGATTAACTTAGAGAAGTTGATCAGGGAATCGTTCTTCACTACCTTGCAGAACTTAAGCTGGGGTATGGGAAGCGATAGGATGTTGCCTTCTAATCCTATTTCCGGTACTAACGACGCCATGATCTTAGGTCCTGTTCAGGTTAAGGGAGCTTTCATCCCGGGCATCGGTAATGTTGAGTTCGAGCATGATCCTTCTTTGGATTACGCCGACATGACAGATCGTAGCGAGTTGGTGAATGGCATGTATCCTAGATCCTCTTATTCTTGTATTATCGAGAATATCACTGACGCTGGATCGACTAACGCGTATTCCGCTATTCCTAATACGGCTAACGCTAAGTTAGGTAATATGAACAACAACGTATTCTATATCAAACCAGAAGGTGTAAGTATGTGGTGGGGTTATGAATACGGTCGTTGGGCACACAAAGCCAACGGTAATGAGATCGTATCATCCTTGCCGGGCATGAAAGAGCAATTCTGGTGCCACTCTGCTTCCGCAGCATGGGTTATGGATAATAGTAAGTTCTTGATTATCGAGCTTCAACCGAACTACTTCGGATAAGTTTTTTCATATATGTAATTTGGTTTTTAGAGGGGAGGATATTCCTCTCCTCTTTTTTTTAAAAAGTAACGCAAAAAAAGGAAATGAAAGAAATTTTAAAATCAAGGAAGGTATTGGCCGAGGTAAACGGTTTCAATATCATGTCAGATACCTTATATGAGGTTGTAGGCAAACACGATGGAAGTGCTCCTCAGGCCTTTCAAGACGCTAATATAGCTAAAGCTCCGTTCCCGGAGAACGCCACTCACGTATGTTGCCCTTGGGATGATTTCTCCAAGGCCTATAACACCGGTTTTTATCCAAGATCAAGATGCTATAATGGTCTTGACAAGAATGAGATCGACAGGCTCGTCAAACAGCGGGTAGATAATATCATGAAGCCTTTCGAGGAAATGTCGCAGATGGATCTATCTCAAACCAATTTAGAATTTTGGGATGACGCTAAGGATAAGATTTTCATGGGTAAGGTTTATAATACGGCTAATACCGTAGATCTATTTTATTTATATCTGGCTGTATTTTCCGGCATGTTGACTCCTCAGGAAATGGATGGCGATCCTGTCTTCATGAACTCCATGTTCTGTTTCGTGGAGAAAGACAATATGAAGGATTTCGTTCAGCAGCGTGAGATCAATAAGATGAACATCAGCTATAAGTTTATCAGCGCCCTTAAGAAAGGCGGCGACGATCGTCAGGCTATCATCGATCTTCTTCTTTACATCGGTATCGTAACTCGCCCGGATTTCACGGAGGATGAGTATTATACAGGATCTCTATCAAACTGGATGAATGAGAAGAAGACCAATGTTGATTATCTGCTTGATATCTGGGATCGGTCATTGGAAGGTGATTTCAAGGAAGTTCTTGAGTTTTACCGTATCGTAAACGTCCTTCAACGAAATGGTCGTATCAATATGACTCCATCCGGATTACAATATAATGGCCAGATCATAGGACCTGACGTTCGGACATCCGCCGAGTTCTTGGCTACCAAGAAAGACTTTATTAACATAAAGGCTAATGTATTGGATGAGTATGAGGAGATCATATCTATGTCTAATATCGATGATAAGTCCAAGACCAAGAAGGTTAAGGATATTAAGAAGAAGGATGACGTAGAGGAAGGTGATAAGGTTAAGGAGGAATAGCGATGACAATCCAAGAAGCGTATCTAAGGTCTTTGCAGAAGAACGAGCAGAATCTGGCCAATGGCGGGATTAAGCTGGATCCGGGAAGGTTCGTGCTGTTGTTCAACGAGGCCCAAGACCGGTTGGTTAAGTACTATCTAAATAGGAAGGATGACGAGACTATACGCTCCATCCAAAACCTTCTTGTTTATTGGATGTCGTTGGATAATGCGGGTAGGATGGATGACCCTGAGTCTACGTCCTTTAACTTACCTGACGACTATCTATGGTTTTCTAACATAAAAGGCGTTTTCTCGTACAAAGGATGTGAGGCCGCTGATTTCGTTATGTGGGAGGCTAAGAACGAGAATATCCATGAGCTTCTTGGGGATGATAATAACCGCCCTTCTTACGACTATCGGGAGACATTCTACTCCATAGGGAACGGTAAGGTCGTGGTCTACGAGTCAGGCTTCCGTACCGAGGAGGTTAAAATGACGTACTACCGCCGTCCTGTCAGGGTGGACCTGTCGGGGTATATCAACGCCGCCGGTATCCAATCTACGGACATCGACCCGGAGCTGCCCGATCCTTTAGTGGAGGAGATTCTGGACATGGTCGCTAAACAATTCAACCTTAATGAGAATGAATTGTATAGATATAGAATGGATAAGGATAATGTGGCTTCTTTTAAATAAACAACGTTAGTTTGATAGAAAGACCTGCCTAGAAATAGGCGGGTCTTTTTTTTTATTTCATGGTATGTGTGTTTTTGCTTTTTTAGTCCTATATTTGCATAATATTTAATTGTGTAAAATATTATGATATGATTTCAAGTAGTAAAATTTTATTCGGTGTACCTATTAGATGTGATGAAGAAACATCATTTATGTCTTTGACTGACTTGCAAGAGGCTTATTTAAGAAAGAGGATCGTAGAAGGATGGAGTGATAAGAGGATAGAGGGAATTTTATCCAATAGGAATAGTTCTGAGCGTATATATTATGTTATAAAAGACAAGTATATAAGAGGTATATCTTTATCAAGTTTTATTAATGACGTAGACAATACCTCTCTTGTCAAGACATTAAAATCGCTTGGGGTGTATAAATCTACCGGTAGAGGATCGAATAGGTTGGTTATGTGTGCTAAAGAGATATGGATGATGGTCGCCATGGAATTACATCCATCTATATATAATGAATGTATAAAAATGTTTGGAAGATCAGATATAAGCAATGACGCTATTATATATATAAGGGGAGGAAACGAGTATAGTGATATGTATAGGTATCTGTCTTCATTTTTTAGCTCCGATGATATTGAGAGAATAATTTTTGCTATAAATAAGACTGTTACCGGTGAATGTGATAAGTTTTTATACACCAAGCAAGAATCGGAAAGGATTGTTTGTATTCAAAAGGATATATGTAAGTTTATAAAAATGGGTATATTCGAATCTGTCGATGATATAATTGATATATTGGTAAATGATGTAGATGATGATCATGATTGTAATATATTCACCTATTTGGCTGTCGATGGTTTAAGTAAGGATATTAAAATAGGTAAGACGTTTAATGTAAAGAAGAGAGAGAGGGATTTAAGATGCGCTAATCCAGGGTTAAGTATCATAGCTTGTGTAAAAGGTGATATAGAGAGATGTTTGCATGATAAGTTTTCCGACAAGAGGATTTCAGGAGAGTGGTTTTCATTGTCATCTAATGATGTTGATAATATTATAAATGAATATGGATTTGTTTTAATAGAGTAGCTTTACAAAAAATGTAATCCGTATTAATATTTATATACTCATGGCTGTACTTTATTGTCGTGATCGTCTTTATTATTATGTTTGCGTTAGGTAAATAATTTTTTTAAACTAAATATTGATAATATGTTGCACAGACCGCAAGACCGGGTACTTTTCGTATCCCCACACGCTAAGATGGTGGATGTTGATTCCATCTTCTTGAAGGAAGGACAGATCGGTATTTACGATACTAAAGATACTTCCGAGAACGGTTGTAAGGCCGTTACTGATTTTACCGGTAAGCCTCGTAATGATAAGCGTTATGAGATCCGTATCGGTCGTAATGAACAAGCGGCTTCCCGCTCTATATATGATAAGGATTTTCCCACGCCTTTGTTCTCGTTGAATGAGATCACGGAGATCTACGCTTCTTGGCCGAAGAAAGATCATGCTTATGTCGATGATGTTATCTTAGGATACAACGGTGTGTCTGATGACACGGCTTTCTCCGTATCCAAGGGCGACCGTATCGCTATCCGCTTGGTTCTCGCTGGTCGTGCCTTTGAGCTTCTTGGATATGAGGAGGGTCGTGTAGAGATTAATGACGCCATTCTTTTGGATGATTGTGATAATACGCCAAATCAATGCGAGGAGTGCGATCCTTGCGAGGAGGTTGATTTGTTACCCGCCGTATTGAAGTGTATCGAGAGGATGAAGAATCAGCCTATCGCTGGAGGTGGTAAGGTATCTGATTATATTGATATCACTCCGGTTACAAGATGTACTAACGAGGCTACGGAGCCTGAGACGGAGGACGTGAACTTCTATTGTATGGAGGTTTGCGATACTGGTGATGACCTGGCCTTGGCTGAGGTTCGTGCCCAGTATCCGGGATTGAAGATCGTTCGTGAGAGCATCAACGGCAGCATGTCACGTTATAAGGTGATGAAGAAAGGGGCTAAGCCTAATGACTATACTCAACGTCTGATCTCTATCATGAAAGGATGCGAGGAATGCCCTCCTAGCTATACTGAGGTTAAGGGCGGATACCTGTATTCCGTTTCGTTGGAGGATGATGGCGTTGACATGTCTTCTACTATCGAGTCTCTTCCTAACGTGGTTTCCGATACGGTTAGTAAGATGAGCCAGATCAAGGGCACTGGTCTTTATATCGCCGCTACGTCAAAGAAATTGACCGATAATGAGATCAAGACATTCGTAGACGCTAATCCTACTACGGTTATCTATTATGTCGCCAAGACTTCTGATATGTGTGAGAATCCTACGGTTCGTACCGCTTCTTGGTCAGCTTGCGGATCTTGCAAGGTATCTAAGGAGAAGTATTATATCACGATCCCGGACAACGAGTGTGGCGAAAGCGCTTTAGAGGAAATCAAGCAGGCGTTCCCGGAACTGGAGATCACGGATTACGGTACTCCTGCGGCTTGCCAGCATAGTTTCCAGACAGAGGTATATACCAATATGTTGTGCGATGAGTGTGACAAGGTATTTGAAGGATTCTTCACCAGCGAGGCTCCGGCATCATACCGCAACAGGATGTGGAAGAAATTGGAATCAGCACAAGAGCTTGGTAGTAACTGCAAGTGCGGTATCCGTTTCCGTGGCAAGGGAATGTTGTTATCTCCATCAGAGTGCTTGATGGATCAAATGACTTATATCGAGGATAGCGTTGAGATCGTAGGTGCTAGTGGCGGTTACCCCGATTCTTTGGATGAGGGTTCTCCTATCTGGTGGGATCAGCTTCATTTCGAGAGACTGTCCAGCAAAGCCCCGCGTACTCACGTAGGAGGCAATATGATGGATGATGAGCTTAAGGGGTACGCTCACTTCAATGGATTCCCGAAACATCAGGATTTCATGGGGCGGACGTTCATGAACGAATATAGCCGTGTAGAGCAAACGGCTCAGTACGTTGACTTCCAGATTACGCTCAATCCTCATAGATACGCTCAGGGATTCGGAAAGGTTATCGCTGATGATCCTATCAACTTGATCTTACGTGTACGTTACGGCGCTCATGAGGGCGTTCAGGAGATGATTAATATGATCGGTGCTGCTGCTGGTCTTGGTCCGGCTATCGTGACCGAACCTAAATAAGAACGACCTTTTTTGCGTTCATATAATTCCTAAAGGGGAGAGATTCAATTCTTCCCCTTTTTTTATTAACTTTGAGGCATAAGAACTTAAATATTGTAGTATGTCCGCTATTAATGAGTATTTAAAGAGACTGGCTTCTATATTCGGAAGCATGGGTTTCTCCGTTCCGCCAGATGACTTCTCAGGGGTTGTGATAGACGGAAAGACGTATCCGGTCATGATGAGGAATGACGGGTGTTACGTGTACTTCGATGATAAAGGAGTAAAGAGACTTGTAAGCGATGTCCCTAGAAAGGACTATCAGTTCATTAACATCAAGGACGCGCGTGTGTCGATTGTCAACCAATGCTATCGCACGCCGGGTGGTCAGGTAGAGGCTCGTATCCATACCTATATGAATAATAAGGGAGAGATACTGGCCGAGAAGATATTTATCATCAACTCTTCAGATGTTGATACGCCTATTGGTACGGAATTGGACAAAGTTCCTGCCGAGTGGGTAGCTATAGATTGTAGCATAGCGGAGATGACCGATCGGGAGTTGATATTTGTAAGCAAATGTTATGCCACGGAAGGCGGTAAGGTTCAGATTGAGGGCGTGGAGTCGGTTGATCCCCGCCTGAACCCCGAGGTATCCCACTACGAGGTGGTGAATACGACCGACGATAGTAACCCTATCGGTACGGAGTATGACAAGATACCTGATACATGGAATCGTATAGTATGTGATTTCCCTGATATGACTCAAAGGGAGATAATACCGGTTCTTAAATGCTTTGATACCGGTACCGGGAGAGTACAGATAGAGGGATATAAGATATTTGATTATGAGATGGGTACCAGAAAGGAATGGTATCGCATCAAGCAAAGTACCGATCCTGAGAATCCTGTAGGAGAATTTATCACTAATATAAGCGATGACTGGGTTGAGGTTGTTTGCGACTTCACGGATATGGAGGACCGGGATATTGAGGTAACTATAGAATGTTATAAGACACCGGCCGGTAAGGTGAAGCTGGAGGTTCTTACGTCATGGGACGGGAATATAGGAGTTAGGGATAAGAGTTATAAAGTCCTGGAGACTACCGATCCGTCACAACCTGAGGGCGCCAGCTTCAGTTCCTTGCCAGACACTTGGATAAGGGTAGTCTGTGATTTTGACGATATGGAGGAGAGAGATATCAAATCCTATATAGAGTGTTATGACAGCGGTAGCGGAAACGTTAAACTTCGAAGGATGGTGTCGTATGACTCCAAGATAAAGGCCAGATACACACGTTTCGAGGTAGTGGACTCCGATAACGCAGACTTTGTCCCAGGAGCCGCCCTAGCTACCCTCCCCGACGGATTCTCTTTGGTTCCTTGTGATTTCGTTGACTTTGAGGATAGAATGCTTCAGTCAAGGAAAGAATGCTATAATACAGATAAAGGTCGTGTACAGGTATTAAGAATAACGTCTTATGATGGAGATATAGATATAAGGGGCGCTGTTTATGTCGTTACACGATCTGAGAATCCCGATATTCTCGTGGATAGGATATATAATGCCATACCTGGAGGATGGGATCGCATGGTGTGCGAGATGGAGGATATGGAGGATCGTGATATCGAGTCTTTCGTGGAATGTTATGATAGCGGTGAGGGTAATGTCAAGGTAAGGAGAGTCGTGTCTTATGATGCCAAGGCAAACGAGCGCCACGTCCGCTACGAGGTACTGGATTCGGATAACGGCGGTTTCGCCCCGGGACAGCGGATATCCACCCTGCCTACCGGATGGTCTTTGGTGTCTTGTGATTTCACGGATATGGAAGACAGAATGCCTATTGATATCGAGGAATGTTATAGGACATCAAACGGGAGCATACGTATGAGACATGTGGTGTCTTATGATGGTGATCTTGGGAAAAGAAACCAGTTCTGGGAGATTGTGGACTCGTCTGATAACGGATATGGTCTAGGGGATAGGATGAATAGCATCCCATCGGTTTTTATCCGTGAAAGGTGTGCCATAGAAAGGTTGGATGATCGTATTACCAGAAGTGCGATAGAATGTTACTCGACTCCAGGAGGATCGGTAAGAATTAAATCCACTTACGTTATCAACCCTTTAAATCATGTTAGGTCGTATAATCATCATGTATTGAGTTCTACGGATAATGATATCAAGATTGGTACTCAATATATCTCTTTGCCATCTAATTTTACTCGTATCGAATGCGAAGAGCCGGATTACATGGATCGGCTTATAGATACTACCGAGACCTGTTATGATACCGGCAATGGTACGGTAAAGATCCGGAGGCAAGAGTCTCTTAACGGTAATCTTGATCTCAAGACATTTGATTATAAGATCGTAGAGTCTACTGATCCAGCATATAGATTAAATACTACACCTACGCAATCTGTTATAGACGGATGGACCGTTATTAGCTGTGATCTCAATATCATGGATGTAGATGATTGTTATGAGATCGGGGGGCATAAGATCCATCTAAAGGGCTTTAGGACGGTCAATCCTGCATTGCAGGATATTAAGTCCAAGCTTTATGTGGTATATTCAGATCATCCGGATTACGGTGTTGGAGATGAGTTGTCTTCTATTCCTGATGGGGCTAAGGTCACGATATGCGATTACACTGATAAAAGCCAAAGACATATGGTTCCGGTGCGAGAGTGCTATGAGGTAGCCGATGGCCGGTTCTATGTGGAGGGAAGTCGGTTGGTGGATAACGATATGGTCGTTGAGCGGACGTCGTTAATGGTGATGGAGTCATCCTCTCCTACCTACCCGGCAGGTACGACACTGACCTCCATCCCCGATGGCGCTACTATCGTGGCTTGTTTATGTCAAACCTGTTAATCTGAATGGCTATGGTTAAAGTATGTAATGATTATTTTATGATTGACGCCTTAGCTGGAGGTCAGGTCATAAGAAAAAGGAAATATCGTCGTGAGAATACGATGATAGGATATAAGTGGTATGATTATAATGGGGTTGAGGTTATCGACCCCATTGAGATATCACGTCTTGATAGTCTGGCCACCAAACATCAGCGTGTGGATCAGGCTTACGATGACCATGCTGTTTTCATGTCATCAACTAACTACGTTAATAGCGTATCTGGTATACCTATGGACAAACATATGGTTGTAGTCGAATGGAGGCCGGAAAGCGAACAGGGGTTTGTTACGATGGCTCATGAGCAAGGTCTGGAAGGTGATAGCTATTATATCGTTGTCATCAATACAGGTGATAAGCAAGCCACGATCTATACTCCGGTAGACCCGGAGGAGCCAAAAGAAGGCGCTACCCGTGCCGAAGATGACGCCAGCGTCTCTGTTGGAGGATCGTACGTATCTATATCTCCAAGGCAAGTGGAGAGAATAAGAGTCACGTTTAGGGGCGGGAAGTGGTATTATGAGCTGGTGACTAAAACATATCCTAGCAATACCGGTGGTATTAAGATCGGTGACGTGGATTTCGTTACGTTCAGATATTTGTGGGACGGAAGTTCAGGAAGGGATTTGGATACCATGACAGAGGCTCTTAACTCGAATGTTCCTACCATAGATAATTTAGGCGTAGGATTCGCTGGTCCAGGTAATAATGACGATCATGTAAGAAGCGTACTTAAATGGGGAGGAGACAATACCGGATCAGGCAAGGAATGTGTATGGATGTCGGTAAAGGATCTTCGTGCTCAATATTATGATATATTACCTGAAGAGACTCAGTTTATAGCCTACTCCACATGGTTTGGATCCAAAGGTACTGGTAAGTGTTCTTTTGAGCTTGTAGGGTATAAGGGCGGTACGATGAGACAGGATGGGTATAACTTTATCAATACCGGAGGATCTGTCGTGTATCAAAACACATATGATTTTATATGCAATACTAGTAAGGGGGCAAGTACATATAAGACTTCTTATCAGAAAGTAGCCCGTATTACTTATAATAAGCTCACCAATGAGGTCTATATGTCTATAGGCGATGCTATAGATCAGGAGGATAATTATGATAAGCTGGAGCGGGAGATCAATAATATAAAGGAAAGACTTAGCGATGTCGAGAGCGAGTTGGCTGTCGTAAGACGTATAGCCGAGGGCAAGAACACGGCGTATATCTTTGATACGGTCGATGCCATGAATGAGTGGCTGTCGGCCCCTGAGAACACGGCTAAGCTCCGTGTGGGGGACAGCTTCTGGATCAGGGAGCAGGATGTGCCTGATTATTGGTGGGATGGAACTCAGGCTTTAGAGCAGGAAGGTCCGAAGGTGGATTTGTCTTCTTATTATACGAAAAATGAGATTAATAATATTGTTGATGATATCAACCAGAAGATAGAGGATAAGAGTACGTCGATCATCTTTGATACCTATATCCAGATGAAGTCTTTTGTGGATGATCCTACCAATGCCGACAAGCTTAAGGAAGGTACCATCTTGTTGATACGAGAGAAAAACGTACCTGATTATTATTACGATGGAGCTGGGATAGTTAAGATGGAGGCTGACGTAGAACAATGTCTTTACGTTACTTTAGCCAATAAGCCTACGGAAAGCACCGTTAGTTATACCCAAGATCGGGAGGTGACTAATTTCACTCCTGGAGCTATAGCTAGATGGGTTGACGCTGACGGTAATGACGTGTTCTATAAGCTTGTGGAGGTAGTAGGAGGCAAGGCTAAGTGGATTACTCTTATCGATACTAAATACGGTAATGTGACGCTACAGAGCACTTATGACAAGAACTATGAGATCGTGAATATCGTATCTGGATCACGTTTACAAGCTATAAATAGCGATAAGGATGAGATCAAGTTCGTTAATAGCGCTACCGGTAATGTTACTGTCGTGTTTAACGCCACGGTATCAGGAGGAGCCAAGAAACTTACGAGCCTGTTGGCCGTGAACGAGGTGATCCTTACGCATGGGGCGGCGGCGTCCTTCACCCGTACCGGCGATACCTTCACCCTCTCCGATCTTTTTGGTGTTACGATCTTCCCGGATCTGGCTGATTCCAACCGTGAGGGAGAATGGGTGATGAGCGTAGGCGTAACCGGAAAACCGGCCCTTATGGAGGTAAAGGAGATGAGGAAGTGGAATGAGAGTATTACCAGGGAACTTACTATTGATGAGCTTAACGAGAAGTTCCCTAACGTGGATATCGGATTTGCTGTCGTATGCAAGACCATCAACAAGGTATATGAGATGGTTAACGGCTACAAGGAATGGGTGTCTTATGATATAACCTCAATTAATTAATATTATGGCTTTTTTAGTAGGATACGACACGGTAGCGTCCTATGTCACGTTTATAGTAAATGAGGACAGGTTCCCTTGTTATGATGGTAAGGGCGCTGATTATATACCCGATCCGACAATATCAGCGGATGCTTTTAATCGCAATCTTAGGTTCTCGACAAGAAAGCCAGGATTCGTGGACGTTGATTGGGGGGACGGGACGAAGGATCAATATCCTTTAGTTAAGGTATCTGATGGTAGTTATAGGATTGTATTCAGGTCTCTTGACATTGAGTATAAGAAGAATCCGGATGATACCGTATGGTGGTATAAGAAAGAGGATGGCTCACAATACATACCGGTTCCCCCACATAAGTATAGCGATATCAGGCGTAGGGAGGTTACGATGAGGTTCTCTAACGTAATTGATGGGGAATTTAATATGGAGGGTATTGTCCTTCATAAGTTCCCTATAACTAATCTTCCCGATATAACTTATTTTGCTATGGTTAGATCCGTTTTAAAAAATGGCGATATCCCATATGACAGGATAAGCAAGAGCGTTAATCTTCGTAATATACAGATGGGGGCTTTTATTCATCCTGGTGTATGGAGTAATTGGCCAGAAGGTTTTTTGAACATGAAAAACCTGAGGCATTTCGGATGCAATGGCGTTTTTAATTTCGGGTATGATCCTGATTCTAATTGGAGAAGGTTCTCTGAATGGAAGAATCTTACCGAGTTTAATTTCAATTGGTGTAACATCCCTTCTTATGATCCGGCTTTTAATTCTATTCCGGCTGTGTATATAAATATTATAAGCGATAGGAATAATATACCTGTATTTGATGAGGTGGATAAGGTGGGGGATGATAAGACAGGTGTTGCTTTTGTGGGTAGTGGTAGCTCATGGGAACAAGATCTGGTAGGAGGGAAGTTGAACAAGATTCGGCAGATATATTGTTTTCCAAGTACGGTGCCGGTAGACGATCTTCCGGATTACTTGTATGAGATAAGGGAATTTAGGGTATGGGATTTGCGTGATGGTGGTAGATTTATAAATACGCAGGAGAGGGCTGATACGTTCGTTAACACGTTTTATGATAAGATGATGTCCTGGGATTATATAACGATGTCACAGACGGCTTCTGACGGTAACAGGAATCAGTTTTATAAACTTACCTTAGATTTATATACTGCCGTAGCTCCTACTAATAAGAGACCGTCTGGCGTTTATCAGGCTCCTGATGGGTTTGTCAAGGGGGTTAGTAATGGTAATCCTACGACGCCTATGGAGAAGGTGTATGTACTTACCAACAACTATGGGCAGACGTGGATCTTGGCACCTGCCCCGGCTTCTAAGGCTGCCCTTACGAGGGCACGGCGGGCGGGGAAGACCAGGATCACCCCGTTCGTTCTTGGCGTAAAGGATGGCCATGTATCCGTGTTTAGCGGAGACGTGTTAGATGAAAGCATGTCCAAGTACAGTTTTGCCGATAAATACGAGGCTATAGATATATGTAGTAATCTAGGGCTTGATAGTTCACCTGTTGTCGAGTATTTTAGAAGAATAGAGGAGGGAGAGATATGAAGTTGATATGTATGGGTACGAATAAAGGGTCTATAACCTTTTTTACTAAAGGCAAATATGCTTTTAGGGGCGTTGACAGGAATGATACTACTGATGACGTGCCTGATCCTATATTGGATGAGAATAATTACAATGAGAGTATACAGTTTCATTCCAAGACCCCCGGCATGTGCGAGGTCGATTGGGGTGACGGGAATAAAGAGCAATTTCCTTTCGTGAAGGATAGGAGCGAATCCATATACGGGCGATATAGGTTGATGTTCAGGAGAAGGGATATAAGTTATCGTAAGAATCCGTATAGCCATCCATGGTGGTTTTATAAGGAAGATGGGAGTGAGTATATCCCTGCGCCTAATCATTCTTACGCTGATGGGCTAGATAAAGAGCGGGTCATTACCATGACTTTTACGAATGATATTACATACGTTCAAACAAGAAGGATAATGATGGTAGGATTTCCGATATTAGACGCCCCAAGTATTATCAACTTAACCTTATCCATTACCGGCAATGGGAATATACCCGATATTCCTAAAGATAGGATACGTAGATCGGTAAATATAGAGTATATAATACTTAACGAATTAGGTGTAGGGACATTGACATCCATACCAGACGATTGGGATAGGTTGACTAAGTTAAAAAGCATTAATTTAAGTCGAACGGCTGATTTTAATGATACGGAGTCTTCTAATATAAGGAAATTCCCCTCTATGTGGCCTAATCTTGTAACATTATCTTTGGCAGGTTGCAGGGTTAGGGTATATCCAAGGGAATGGCTGTCTTTTAGCAAGCTAAAAGAATTATATATATCCCCGGGAGTGGCCATGCCATCGTTTGACCCTAATACATGCCCGGCTATGGATGAGGTGGATAAGATAAATCCTAGCTTAAGGACCTTCGACCATATAAATAGATGGTATGGGGCTGTCGCGAGCTGGCATCCGTATATGATCGGCAAGGGGCTGGAAAATATCACTAACCTTGACGCCTCATATGGCTATAGTAATATAGATGTAAGTAATCTACCGGATTATATATATGAGATGAGATCTATGAGTAGTTTTAATATGCATACCTCCTTGTCGACCCAAAGTCGATGTGATACGTTTATATCAACATTATATGAGAAGGTGATGGGGTTTGATTATCTCACTATGTCTTCCTCTGCTTCCGATGGCAAAAGGAATCAGTTTTATGGATTGTATCTAATTATGTATTGGGCTTCCATCCCTGATGATAAAAGACCTAGTGGCGTATTACAGGCGCCTTCTGGTTTTATAAAGGGTCAGTCTAATGGCTCTCCGTCGACTCCTATGGAGATGGTTTATGTGCTTATGAATAATTATGGATGGAGGTTTAGTATGGCGCCAGAGGCTTCGGTGTTAAGGTCAATACGATCTTCTGATATTGACACGAGGTCGTATAAGCCATATAAGCTTATCGTATTTGACGATGGGCGTACCTTTGTAGGCAATGGAGATGTTTTAGCTCATGATACGGATAAGGTATTATCGTTTGGGGGTCAACCTGAAGGGGAGTATTTATGTGATTCTATGGGATTGGACAGGAATGTTATTGTAGAATATTTTAACAAGATAGGTAATGGCTAAGACATTATATAAATATGAGGCTTCATCAAATAAGTTCGTGTGGTTCACTACATGGGATAGGGCACTTAGAAATTATTATACCGATGATTATAATTATGTACCCGATCCTGTCGTTGATAATCCTTTTAATACGTTTGTTGAGTTTAGATCCAGAAAGCCCGGTATGGCTAATGTGGATTGGGGGGATGGAATAAAGGAACAGTTTCCTATGACCAAGGTTCAAGGGCAGGATAATTATCGTATCATATTCCGTTCTTTGGCTATACAATACCGTAAAAATCCCAATACGACATGGTGGTTCAGAAAGGAGGATGGATCGCAATACGTACCTGTGGATAATCATGCTTACGCTGATGGGAGGAGGGACGTACAACGGGCTGTGTCGATAGATTTTACTTGTGATATTTATTATGCCAATATCCAAGTTTGCAAGATGACGGCTTTCCCGATCGTAGATATTCCAGGTCTTGAGTTTTTGATCGTATCCTATACGCTGTATGTTAATGACGGTATGCCTGTAGACAAGTTGTCAAGATCCAAAAAGTTAACTTATATAGATTTTCAAAATGTAGGGCAAAGAATGACTGAAATGCCTGAGGCTATAACCAGCAAGACTGAGGTGTATTATTTAAATATGTTTAACATGCTTGATCTTAGGAATATAGAATCTAGCGGGATAAGGAATATAAAGAATATGAAAAATCTTCAAACCCTTGAATTGTCTTCATGTTATTTGGATAGGTATATAAAGGAGTTTAATGATCTTCCTAAATTAACTTCGTTGAAAATACATCCTGACCCTTCTGATATGTGGAATTATTTTGATATAAATACCCTTCCTTCTTTCGAGGTAGATAAGATAAATCCTAACATTACTGATTTTTATTTTTTAAATGACTGGGTAAGTGGAGAAAGGAGGACGGGTTGGAATGATGATAATATGTCTGGAAGGGGATTGGAGCATCTTACTAGTTTCATTGCAGTTAATAGCAATAGTCTTAGAATGGATAAGCTTCCGGATTATATTTATGAGATGAGGGCTATTATATGGTTTAACGTGAATGGATCCACTCATAGCCAACAACGATCAGATGATTTCGTGAACTCTTTCTACGACCTTGTTGTAGGATGGGATCAGATTACTATGACATCCGTGGCTAAGGATGGGAAGAGGAACCAGTTCTATAGTCTTTCGGTAAGAATGTATACTGCTGCTTCTCCAACCGAAAACCAGCGTCCTTCCGGCACGGAGCAGGCACCGGAAGGATTCGTGAAAGGCTCGTCAAACGGATCACCCGTCACACCTATGGAGAAAATATATGTATTAAAAAATAATTACGCCCAGAAATGGACGATTAAACCGGCTTGAAATGGATAGGAATGATATTGTAAAAGAATTAGGTTCGTATTTTGACATAGTGGAATTGGTATGCCCTCATACATACAATAAGTGGGAGGAAAGATCGTGGCAGTTCCTTGGCACAGAGTTTCTCCATAATTTACTTATATTGCGTAGGGATATAATCAAACAGCCTATGTATTGTAATAACTGGGATAAGCAAGGACAGTTTTCCCAGCGTGGTCTTAGATGCAACATCTGTCAGATAGTTAAGGATAAGAAAGATGTTTATCTATCCGCTCATGTGTTGGGTAAGGCTGGTGATTTTGATATCAAGTCGATGACGGCGGAACAGGCTAGAGGCTTGATCTTGGATCATCAGGATATGTTGCCATATCCCTTTAGGCTTGAGGGTAAGGTTGGTTGGTTGCATTTTGATAGCCTTGATACTAGGAACGGTATACATGCCGTGGTGTTTTAGGTACTTAATGGTAGGTGATTATATACCTATTGTATATATCTATACGGAAATCCGTACTGGGTTCCACCAAAACCCTCTCCCTTCTGGTAAGCTACTTACATCGAAGGCTTCTTTTGCCGATTTTCTGATAATGTTAAATGCACCATTGATATCGGCGTTAACAATATTACCGGAAGATGTTTTGAACAATCCTCGTTTGATACGTCTTCCGGCATATTCCTCATGCTTACAAATCTTCTCGTTATCCAAGAAACTACATTTCGAGGTATAGGATTCCTCAACGATCTTAACATTAATACCCTCAAATGTAGCTTTATATGATATCATTGAGATAAAAATATTAAAAGGAATAGATACAAAGTTCTGGTTGTTTCGTTTTCCGATATTGATCTCTTGTTTCCAACATCTGTTATGACCGATTACGATCGTATTAATGCCATTAGAAACTACGTGATTAATCAATACCCTACTGGCTTTATGCAGATAATCCTTGATCTTGTTATTCCTTTTGTTGGTTAATGACTTTATTTGTTTTGAGACTTGTTTATTGTCTTTTAATCTTGATTTTAAATATGCTAGTCTTTTATTGTAATACTGGTTGATAGATTTTAGAGGCTTACCGTTGATGATAAAGCAGGAACCGGTATTTGATACACAAGACGCAAGATTGTTAAGTCCAAGATCAATACCAAGGTAATTACCATTATCATACATAAGATCTTTCTCTTTCTTATTATATACAATCTCAAGCATAATATATCCATTCTTAGGGACGAACCTGAGTTGTTGGACATTCTGTTTATTAGTCCTTGTGGTAAAAGAGAATTGTTTTGGTAACTTAATAATACCTTGCCTTATCCATTTTTGAGAAAATGCTGTTGTAGGGAAAACAGCTATAAACATCCCATCTTTATCAAGATACTTAGGTATTCTTACTTTCTCGGAATATTCGCCTCTGCTTTTCTTGTTAAGAAGATTGAAGAAGGACTTGAAATCCTGGTCTACCATCATCAATACCTGTTGGGCTACCGGTGACGGTAAAGCACGATAGTCTACATCGTTTTCTGTTCTTAGCTTCTTTTCAAGAGAATAGTAGTTGAGGTATTTGTATTTAACGGTATTATCGTCTTTATATTGAAAATAATGTTGCCTAACAACATACAATCCTTTGTTGTATAAGTTCTTGCACTTATGCAACAGATCTTGAAGTTCATTGTAATATATTGAACTTCGCTTGATTATATGTTGTTCGACCAATCTCATGACACAAATGTAGATATTATTATTTATATATAAAAAAATAATCCAATATATTTTAGTGCAGGGATACATATAATTGTCTATTATTTATGCGTAAAAATAATTTGATATATTTGTGATACAATTGCCATGTGGTATAAAATGAAAGACAAAGACATGATAGATCGAGTAGGGGCTTTGTGGAATATTGCGCTTGCGTATGGTGCCTCTTGTTGGGCTTATTTCCAGCCGGTACACCATTTATTAATTGTATTACTTATAGTATTAATAGCTAATTTTTTAGCTAGGTTAGCGCAAAGCATAAGGGGCTGGAAGCTCCGACGGAGTCGTAGAAGAAGGTTTAGTTTTAAGAGATGGTTTAGGGAGGTCAGGTTTACTGATATTCTTAAGGAGTTCGCTTTGTCCTGTTTTATAGTAATGACATTATGTGTTATATATAAGACGTTATACCCGATCGAGGAGGAGGCTAGCATGATACTTACCGTTACCAAATATGGGGTGTATATAGCCCTTGTTGGATATGTGATGCTTTTCTTGAATACGATAGGGGATGCTTTCTCTGACGCTTATTTGGTGAAGGTATTCAAAGCTGTGTTCAAGAGAATAAACGTGTTCAAGATGTTTAGCTTCTCCAAGAACATACCTGATGAGACGTTTGACGATATAAGGAGGATTGCCGATGATGAGGTTAAGGATAAATCTTAGGGCGATTGTTTGTTTAGGTCTGTCGCTATTCCTGTCCTCTTGTGGAAGCAGGAGGCAGGTTAGCGAGGCGTCTATTGATAGCCGGCTGATAAGCAGGATAGAGACGATGATAAACGAAGTTATAGACCGCAAGATGGTGGAGATAAAGACCTCTGATCTTAATGCCGATATCGTTATAACTGAGAGGAAATTCGATACGGATAAGGATATTGATCCCGCCACGGGAGAGCGACCGGTATCGTCCGTGACTGACGCCCATATCGTCATCGGCCGGCGTGATAGCACCGTGACAGCCGACTCCCTTGGTATTGATAAGACGAGGAATGATATAAAGAATATGGATAATAAGATAGATATCAAATCTAAGGATGTGGATGATAAGGATGAGTCAAAGTGGCCTACAGCTATTATCTTTATCTCGATCTTAGGTATACTAGTTGTATTGTTCGTATTATTGAAAAGATTAGGATTGATAAAATAACAGGTGTACAAGGCGCCTTATACACCTGTGGGTTATCACCCCAGAAAGGATTGCAAATGCGAGGTCAGTCCCGGATTCGAACCGAGGTGTATGGTTTTGCAGACCACCGACTAAACCAACTCATCCAACCGACCGTATCGCGAATATATAATTTTGTCTTTGACCAAACAACCTCTTTGACCAAATTTTTACTCAACTAGAATATCCCTTAAAGAGAATCCCTTATCTAGTATACTGTTTGAGGAAATGTCTTTTCAAGGTCTACACTTATTGACACCAAAAGGAAATGTGGCGGCTCCGTGAGGCAGGGCAGGAGGTATCCCCACACGGCCGGCCAGGAGCGGAGCGACTCGTAGCCCACCTCCCTTTTCCCCTTGGCATATTACGCTTAAGCGTTGGAAAGAAGTAAACATATCAATGCATTAACGTCTGATGTAGGTAGTTGTTTGTCGATTAAAGATCCATAGACAACATAAGTAGATGTCAAAAATACACTAAACTAAATTATTGATATAAGTTATTGTTGAGATCTTGATTTTTCAATCTACTACATATTTTCATATTAATGTAATTAAGTTATATACTTTAGATAATAACAAAGCGTTAGCTAACTCTTTTTAATCAATCAACTTATGAGATAAATAAAGAAAATCTTTATAATGAGACTCCCTTCTTAAGGGGGCGAAAGTTTCTTATATCATATGTCACAAAATAGACAACTGTGTTTATAAAAGAAGGTGGATAAATAAATTCATCTCTTTTCTTAACTATCCCTACGATAGTCTCCCTACGCAATGTCCAAGTTGGATTTCGACCATAGCGATCGCCGTAAAAAGCCGCGATCATAAACAAAAAAATGAGTACTTTCACAAGCACTCATTTTGAAGATACGGATATTTTCGTATCTTTGCCTTAAATAAATAAAACTATGGTAAAGTTACAACTTATTTTTGATCAGTTCGCATCTTCCTCCGAAAAAAAGAGGATGTCAGAGGGAAACAGGGCCTTGAGGAGGGATTCCGGCAAGGTCATTCTGCCTTATTTGTTTAATGACAACGCTAATCCTTGTTGCGACAACCCTAGGATAAATCGTCAATCATCATCCAAGTCAGAGATACTTGAGAAGCCGATATCGGAGACACTGATAGGCATTCTTATCATATGCCTTGACCCTATAAGGTTTAGGTCGCTGGGGGTTCAATACAACATCAAGTGGTTCTATTACTTTGTGAATGAGATAGTTAGTTACTATATTAAGCACCATCGTCTTGGTGGTGATAATCTTGCTTATCAGATAAAGTTAGTTAGGTGGCTTTTGATCAGTTATGTTAACGTGGCTGTTGTCCACGGTTATTATGCTATGGTGAGGAAGGCGAAGAAGGAGCATCCTGATCTTTTTGTGCATAGCAACAATGCGAGGTATTATTATTGGGACAATTGCCCTCCTAAGCATCATAAGCTAGAGGATGAACGAAATATAAATAATCCTACCTATAAAGCCCATGAGTGCAATAGGAAGCGTGCCGAGGATATCAAGCGTGTTGTTTATGATTCTATGGATTCGATCAGGAAACGTGACCTTAAGGATTTTGTGTCTTCCAAAAACAATGGGGTGAGCATTTATTTTAAGGAAAAGGTTCAGAACAAGGTCAGGAAGAAGGGCTTTGGTAATGTAAGTATCAAGACCATAGAGAGGGCTATAAAGAGCTATTTAGATGAGCGTGGTGTCACTTTCTCTGAGTTCGTCGATGGGGTGAGGAAGTTGGATAGGAAGATAAAGGAAGTCAAGTCCGCTTTTGGCAAGGTTAAAAGGATTAAGATCTTTGGCGTCAAGGCTTATGATTATGTATCTGGAGATGAGATAGTTGATGAGTTTGGTATGGCCGCGTTGTCTGATGATGTGTGGATTCCTGATAATAGCACACCGTTCCTTGACGATTATATTGAATCGCAGTATTTGTCTAACAATTTTAATTTCTAATATTATGGTTAATATAAAATCACATGACTTTTATACGGTGTTTGATGATAAGAAGCAACTTTTTAAAGTATCATCATTATTTGATTCTTTAGATGAATCTGAAGATATAGTAAAAGATTTGATGGATTCTGGCACATTCATGTATGTTGTTGACGAACGACTGTCTATGATATGGGTAGATATATTTATGATGATAGAGCTTCTTGGGGAATATGATGGTGGGGATGTTAAGAATTTGGCTATTAAATGCTCTTCTCTCTATTTGAAAGATAAGGTGATGCGTTTAATTGTCGATTATGTCAATTGCGATTCTGATGATTATGATGATAGCGTTGATCCTATATTGAGTTATTGTAGCAATCTTATTCATAGTGGTGATGGGAATATTGATTATCTGCCATTGTCCGACATGGTAAGTTTGAATGTAGGAAATTATATGTCAGATGACATGTTGAAGCTATTTGATATTGCCAAGGGAGACAATCGCATAATATCTATATTGTTTGTTTTGTTAAGTAGACCGTATGTTGACGATTATGGTTTTTTTACTCTTACTGATTTGCTTTCTATGATGATTGATAAAGGTTTTATCGGTGATCGTGATGATATAGTGAATGCCTTAGGGTTTATCTTAAAGTAGGTTTATTGTATTGGTATGACCCTATTTTGTATCTTTGCTTAAAAGTAGTAAAGATGAATCAGATAAATATCATACCGAAGATAATTCATGATAAGTTCGTCGCTAGGATTATCATGGATGATTACGATATAGAGAAACCTATCGTAATTACTGTCGTGGCTAGACGTAACGATGGTGAGTATAATACCCAGATATTGACATACCCGACATCGGGAGTCGATTATGAGGGTAATGTAAGGATGGTGTTTTTCGATGTCGCTAGGTCTCATGTTTGCCAGATAACATCGGTATTTATCAACGGTCATGAGGTCAAGACATATTATACCGATATCCCGGATCTTGATATGCAAGCCCGTTATGACGATAGCTTATGCCGGTACGACAAGAAGGTCAATATGAATGATATTAGGCTGTCATTTCAGGTGCTAGAGACACGTGATCCAAAGGTATTGCAGGTTCTGGATGAGTCCGAGTGGGGGCTGCTGGAGGATAGGAAGGCGATCATCGAGATCACTACACCGGGCATGTCCGACCCCGTTACGTTATTCCTTGGCAAGAATCAGGTCAATACCTTTACTAGCCTAACATTAGGCCTCAATTGCTTTAATTACGATGATTGTAATGTCAAGTACCTTGATCTACCTGATGGTATATATGATATCAAGATCATAGGTAGCCCTTCTACTTACAACTTCAGTCGCAAGTATCTTAAGACGGATCTTATACGCAGACGTCTTGATCGGCTATGGATTAAGACTGATATCCTATGCGAGGATAAGGATAAGGATCTTATAGGCAAGATACAGGAGATGGAGACGCTTATGGCTGTAGCGGAGGCTAACGTGAGGTTGGATAATATAGAGGCGGCTCATGAGATCATTGATCGTGTAGGAGAGCTTCTTGAGATGGCTACTAATTGCGTGGATTGTTAAACATAAAAATATTTAGTCGTGGGTTGTAATACTTGTAAGGAAAAGGCGTTAAAGGCCGAGAGAGAAAGGATTGAGAGAAGTATGATGAATCGTACTTCCTCTACCGTTGTTAGCGATATGGAATACGCTTCTAGGAGCACCGCCGGTTGTATGGTCATGTTCGATCCGTTGAAGACCATGGAGCGTGACGTGGTGAGCATATACAAACAGACCCGTACCATAGGTGACGTGGGTATCGTCTATCTCAACATGCAGAAGAAGATCCGTGAGTGGATCAAGAACCTGCCATATGGATGCCCGCCTGATGAGGAGGTACAAGAAATGAGAAAGGAGATACTCGATGGGCGCGCAAAGTATATCAAGCCTTGATAGAATAGACCTATGTAGGGTCGTAGACGAATGGTTATCTTGCCAATGGGATAGATACATGAGGTATTATAGGTATAGGATCGGGGACAAACCCGATGTATCCTATTGGGGCAAGATAATTCGTCTGCAAAGATCCTTGTGCGATAATGATTGCGGGTTATGCCCGGATGAGGTAAGATCGTTAAAGGAACATATTAACAGGTTGCTGGTATGAAAAAGTATAATTGTTCACATATAACTCCGTCCACTTGCGTACCCTACGAGGGTGATCTCCCAGAGTGGTCAAAGCACAAGGATTCTAATGAATGTGTCAAGATCTCTGACGTGATAGAGGAGATATATGAAGAGCTTACCCGTATCAGGGAGGCTATAGACGTCCGGGATCTCGGCGAGTCTTGTGTTAAGATAAATGGCGATAAGACCGTATCGAAAATCCTTTACGCTATTGAAGATAAGATTTGCAATGGGTAATTAATGTCCTGATTTTAGGATATTAAAAATAGCCAATTGGATTGTGTTTGTCACACCAATTGGCTATTTTTGTATGTCCGCCGACTCTCACGAGGGAGCGGACATAAAGTAATTAATTATTAACTTCAAAATTAGATTAAAAAAATGAAGACAGTAAATGTTTTAACAAGAAAGATGGGTGATTTTAACGTTTTTCAAAGAACTAGTGATGGTTATTTTGATGCCAATAGTTTACTTAAGCAATGGAATGATAATCCTGAGAACACGAGAAGACGGCTTGATGATTTTATGAATAGTAGTAGAACTAAGGAATTTGTTAGTGCTTTATCTGAGGATGAAAGCCATAGGAGAAAAATCGACATTGGTGATAATCAATTAGTTATAAAAGTGAAAGGTAAGACGACTAAGCATGGTAAGACTCCTGATAAGGTATGGATGCATCCTCTGTTGTTTATAAAATTTGCCATGTGGATAAATCCTAGATTCGAAGTTCAGGTATTGAGATTTGTGCATGATCAACTTATAGATTACAGGGATAAAGCTGGTGATGCCTATAAGAGGATGTCTTCCGCTTTGTCTAAAATAATTGAACCTTCAAGACTAAGGGATAAAATACAAGATTTGGCTAGATCCGTAAATATTATTGTCTATGGGCTTCATGAGACTATGATAAGAAATTCTGTTGGAGAGGAGGCTAAGGCTAAAGAGTTGATGGAGCTGGAGATTGATATAGCTAAGATGATTGAATTTGGATATATAGTTCCCGAGGAACAGTTAAGGGATTATCTGTATAAGGTTTTGAGAAGCAAAAAGGCTCTTCCTTTGTGATTTGGATTTTAATCGTATATTTGTGTCAAAGTTAATTACGATGATATACGGCAATAAAGAAATAGTACGGACGTTCACCAGAAACAACCTGCCTACCGGATATGTGGGTGGCTCTGTTGACTACCGGGTACCGGCCAACGTCTATTTTGGCGATACGCAGGAGGAAGCTGACAGCAAGGCTGAGGATGATATCAACGCCAACGGTCAGGACTACGCCAACACATATGCCGACATAATACCGTCCGTATGGTATAATGATCAGGTATGCGATGAGTTTATCAAGAACAATTGCGTAAGCGGTAAGGGATCCAAGGAGCAGGTATGTATAGAGGAAGGTAGGTTTGTATCTTACGTATCCAAGAAAGATGCCAATGATAAGGCTAGGGTGGAGCTTGGGCGGATCGGGCAGGGGGAGGCCAACGCCGTTGGGACATGCTGTAAGGACTGGGCCTCACAGCCTCTTTGTGGCTTATTTTATAAGAACGATTGCGAGTCTGGCAAATCAGGTAAAGAAGGTATTGTGTATGAATTGCCAGCCGGAGCCGTCATATCCGATATATCCCAGATTGATGCTGATACGTTAGCTTATAGGAAGTTCATGAAAGAAGGACAGGAGAAGGCTAACTCCGAAGGTAGTTGCTCCCCTGTATTCTATAATACTACGATCGGTGATTGGTTTGAGAAGGTATGCCCGTTTGGATATAAATCAGGTAAGGTATATTATTCTATCAAAGCCAATAGGTTTAGGTCATGGATATCAGTAGAGGATGCCAACGCCAAAGCCCGTGAGGTTTTGATGGTAGAGGGGCAGGAGTACGCTGATCTTAATCTTGAGTGCGAGAAATGGATTGAGAATATCGATCAAGAGGATCAATGTTATTGGTGATAATGCGTTTGGTTTTCCATAATAGTTGATTTAGTGTTTGGAGGGGATTGCATATCTCCTCCATTTTTTTTGTATATATATCAATGGTAATAAGTTTATATACTGTAATACACTTGCTTATATGTTGAATATATTTTATATTTGCATACCTATCTATTCATCTCGAACCGATAGGTATTATGTTTAATTTAAAATATTGTTCAAAGTTATGAAAAGTAGAGTTGAAATCAAATCTTCTGATAGGAGATTGATGGGTGTTGTTATACCTGCGCTCAGTGATAATGGTTTTGTTAACATCACTTTAGCTATGAAAGTCTTATCTGACGATAGGCTTAAGAAGGGCTTATCTCCTAAGAAGCTTAATGATATTATTAAGTATGATGGTTTCCAGGAGAAATGTAGGGAAATAATTAGTAGATTGGAAAACAGGGATTTATGTAAGCGGATAAATATCAGCCTACAAAATAAGACTCTAAATCTTAGTGATTTAAATAAAATGGGATTAGCATGTCGAAAAGGTAAGGGGGGTGGTCAAATGTGGTATATGAATCCATATCTTTTCCTTGTGGTGGCCATGGAAATGAGTCCTGAGGTTTGCGCCGATGTCGTAATGTGGTTTGTTGATAATATCGTAGGGGTAAGAAATGCAGCTGGTGACGCTTATATAGAGATGTGCAGCAGTGTATCTTCGCTTATAAGCGATAAGAGCAATTTAAAGGAATCGCTATCAAGAATTGCTAAGGGTATAAATTTTGTTGTTTTTGGCGTACATGAGGAAGGGATAAGAAATAGGGCTTCCTTCGAGGAGTTGGATATGATAGTATCAATAGAAAGAAATATATCTTATGCTATTAAGGCTGGATATATAAAAGACTATGATGGCGTTATAAACGATTTGGGAAGGCAGTGGAAAGACAGATGGGGTAATCCTGTTCTTAAATTGAAGTCCTGATCTTATCTTGTTGTTATGGTTTATGGGTATAGGGGATGCGAATGACGTATCCCTTATATTGTTTAATAACGTATGTTGTCTTGTTTCCAAACCAAATAAGTATCTTTGCTAAAAACATTAATATTATTAATATGTGTAATACAGGTGGTTGTTGTCATGATCATTCACGGGAACGTCCCGAAGAGTGTTGTCATGGCGTTAAGATAGATAGGTTTCTTAACAAATGCCCTAACGATCCTTGTGATCCTTGCGATAGGGATTGTCAGGACGAGCCTTGTGTTGGCTATGGATGTCCTATAGTTTTATATGATAAATGCGTCTTATACTCAGGTGATGAGTTGGTGGTGGACGGTATAGAGAAAGGCACTGATATCTCTGTCGTTGTAGACTCATTGAGGCGTATTATAGCGTCTAGGGATAAGCAGATAGATTTATACCATCGCGAGGTTCTGGATTTGAAGAAGATTATAAACGAGCTTGTCAACGCCGGTAATGGCGGTGGCGATAGCGGAACTGAAGAGGAGGTATGGTAACAATGAATGGTTGTAACAAGAAACAATACAGGCCTACTGTAGACGATACGAAAGTACCGTGCTCTACGTACATGAGCACCGACTGTGTTTATCCAGGAGACAAGGTACGTGTGGAGTCATTGGGATTATCTCCCAGCTGCGATATGTCTGATGTCCTTAACGCTATGATAAAGGCTATACGGGACAGGGATGCTGAGATACTTGAATTAAGGAGAATGATTAATAAATTGATTTGATATGAGGAATAACTGTAATCCATGTAAGCCGGAATATAGACCGGGGAATGAATGTAGTATCTACAGTTCCCAGATCATATATGATGGTCAGTCTTTTCCTGAGGCAGACATCAGGAACGGTGATGGCATGAATAGCGTAATCGAGTCTCTGGTAAGGAAGCTGGTTGCCGTATCTGGCGCCACGGCGTCCATCCAAAGGGATTCGTTTAAGGGAGTGCAGGCCGTAAGGTTAAGATACGAGCCTCTGAATGTTCTTAGCGTGACCTACTGCGGTACTATCGTCCCTAATGACGGATATGTCGTTTCTGGCAGGTCCGTTAAGTTTAAGAAGAAATATTGCATGGGTGATGAGTTCACTGATGTTAATATCGTATATACTACATTGAATAGTAATATTTTAAATACTTCGTGCTATGGCTAAGAGAGTGTACGATACGGTCTTGGCTTCTGAGTGTGACGGTTGGGTATGTGGTGAGACCCTCAAGAAAGGATCTATCCCAGTAGATAGGTTAGAGCTTGATTCTTTATCAGAGGCCGTAAGGGAGCTTATAGAGCGTTTTTTTGAGGAGGGATGGTTGCCGGATATGATCTGTGATCTTGGTTGTGGAGGCGCCAGCGTATTTGAGATTAAGCCTACTAACTTCGAGTATCCTCCTGAGGGTGGAGAGAAGATCCTTGAGATTATTGTCGGCAAGAGTGATAAATGGACTATAACGCAAGCGGATTGATATGGCTAGTAATTTAAAAGATATTCTTGCCAAGATCGAGCAAGGCTCCTCATGGGTGTCCTACGACAAGATTTCCGGTACCGGCCCCGACAAGGTGGCTATTAAGGTAGAGCCGGGATGGATGGGTAGGTTGCCTAGGGAGACTTACGTAGCGGTCGAGAAAGGCAAGGTTACGAAGCTCGCTACCATAACCCAGAAGGGCATGGAGCGGGTAAGCGTGGATCCGACCAATATCATGTTCGATATGGAGGGCGGGACGGCGGTCATCAACGCCAAGCTTAACTCCGCCTCGGTCAAGGCCTCCTGTCTTACCCTTGGTGGCTCGGTGAGCAAGTCTTATATAGTCTCCATGAACGTGAACGGCTTATCCATGAAGGTCCCGGAAGAGGATAGCAGATATATAGTGTATGCCGATCCTGAGGATCCCGGAGCCACTGATTTGTATGAGGCTAGCTTTGTCATAGCTATGCCTAAGAATATGGATAACGAACAGCATCATGAGATGTTCGTCTTGAACGGTAAGGTTGTTAATATCAATCAACAACCTAATGATATACCTTATATTATACTTGATCATGACTTCGATAATGTGACCAGCGAGAACGGTCAGGTTATTATTGATATCAAGTCCAATACCGAGTATGATATCGAGCTGGTATGTTGCACTTGCGGTGATGGCAGCGAGGACCCTGATCCGGAACCACCCTTTAACGTGGATCCGCAAAGGTTGACGCTTAATAAGGATGGTGATACCCAAATCGTGAGGGTAGAGGCCGGAGATGATGTTTCATGGAGAATAGAGGAGGATTGATATGATTGAATAAATTGTTTATTTCATACACAATGTTTATATTTATAGTATAAGATATTAAAATGAAATTAGTTGAGAGACATATAGTAAAAGACAACCGGTTTGAGGATATCTGCCTCAAATCCGGGTTGTTGTACAATTATGTTCTTTTCAACGTCAGGCAAGGGATATTCGATGGTAACTATCTAAAGGAATATGAGTTCTCAACCAAACTTTGCAAGGAGAATCAATTTGATTTTAGAAATTTACCTGCTGCTGTGTCCCAGCAAGTCATAGCCCAAGTCTTCTCGTCGATAAGGTCTTGGATCAGATCAAAGAAGGAATATGAAAATAATCCTTCAAAGTTTAAGTCCAAACCTAAATTGCCGAAGTACAAACGAGGCAAGAAGCAGAATATGGTAGTCTTTACGACTTCTGCTTGTAGGCTTAAGAGTGATGGTTGCATTCATTTTATCAAAAACATAGTCCAACCAATCAAAACAAAAATAGGAGATAGCAAATTATGTCAGGTTATGATAGTCCCTCAAGCTACATGCTATGTGGTTGAGGTTATTTATGAGAGGAAGGAGCAGGATATTAATCTTGATAAGGATAATGTTCTTTCGATTGATTTGGGATTGAATAATTTATGTACATGTATAAGCAATGTAGGTATCAAGCCTTTCATTGTAAACGGAAAGATTATAAAATCCTTCAATCGGTGGTATAATAAGAAGGGAGCTAGATTGATGTCATATATTGGCGATAAGGGAACTTCAATGAGAATAAGACAGTTAAACAATTACAGGAATTTTTGGATTGATGACAAGATTCACAAGGTTAGTAGATATATTGTTAACTATTGTATCGATAACAATATCGGAAGTCTTGTGATAGGTTTGAACAGAGGATGGAAAAACGGTATCAATCTCGGTAAGAAAATAAACCAGAAATTCGTTGAGATCCCGTTCTCTAAACTCATTGACAAGATTTCCTATAAATGTAAATTAGTTGGAATCATCCTTCAGGTTCACGAGGAGTCCTATACCTCCAAAGTAGATCATCTGGCTTTTGAGAAATTATGTAAGCATGATGTTTATCTCGGCAAAAGAAAGAAACGCGGATTGTTCCAAAGCTCTATCGGTAAGCTTATTAATGCTGATATCAATGGAGCTATCGGAATTGGCAGAAAAGTATTCGGTGATTCTTACGTCAGTAGGATAATTGATAGTGGGTTAGCGTTTAACCCGGTTAGAGTAAACATTTTGTGATATAAATATTAATCTAATTAATAAGATGAATAATTTTAATAACGTGGCGAGGGAAGTAGATAAGAATTGCGTTGAGGGTAATTGCTTTGCCATTAACGACAAGAGCCATGGGATAGGCGATAATAAGCTTAACATCGTATACAAGGCCAATTACACCGGTCAGATCTGTACGGCTAAGTTCCGTATAACGTCAAAGGATGGCAGTGTTGTTAAGGAGTATATGATAGCTCAAGACGCTAAGCCCGTTTATTATAATATCAAGATGGTTCAGCCGTTCACCAAGGATGACTGTCTAGCCAACCAGCACGGTTCGGTTGTCTTGTATGTGGTTGAGGAACGGACGTACAAGTCGTTTATCTCACAGGAGGACGCTGACGCCAAGGCTATGGAGGATATAGCCCTAAATGGTCAGGCATACGCCAATGAACATGGTGAGTGTATAACTGACATCTGGTATAACGAGGAGCAAAGGAAAACCTTTATCCGTAACAATTGCGATAAGTTCAGTGATGGTCAGGAATATGTTTACATCGTTCCTGAGGGTAAGTACGTGTCTTCTATCTCTCAAGAGGACGCCGACAGGAAGACTCTTGAGGATATTGAAAAGAATGGTCAACAACAAGCTAATCTGGAAGGTGAGTGTAAGCCTAAGGAGAATATCTATTATGGTAAGTTCAGCAAGACCTTTACCCGTAATAATTGCGACTCCACTCAATACGGAACGGAGGTGGTTGTTAACGAGACGATGGTTACAGGAGACTTTAGATCCATCGTATCTCAGGAGGAGGCTAATAAGTTAGCCCAAGCCGCTGTCGAGGCTCAGGGTCAGGATATAGCTAATATCAAGGGTAATTGCGAGAAGATACCGGTATTTACTGGATCGTATTCTAAGGTATTCCAGAGAACCAATTGTCCTGAAGGTTCTACGCCTGTTGACTTTACCGTGGATGAGAAGATGTGTACCGGCTATCCGTTCACTTCTACGGTATCACAGGATGCCGCCAATAAGCTGGCGCATGACGCTGTCGAGGCGCAAGGTCAAGCTATCACCAACGAGCGTGGTGACTGTCAGACTAACGTCTACTATAACGTAAGGATGGAGAAGATAGTCACGAGAAATAATTGTGATGAGTTCCATGTCGGTCAACCTTACACTTATGTTGTTGCCGCCGGTAAGTACTTCTCTATTATCTCGCAGGAGGACGCCGACAATAAGGCCAAGGCCGATCTTGAGGCTAACGCCCAACAACAAGCCAACCTAGAGGGTGAGTGTAAGGAAAAGACTATTTATTACGGTAAATATAACAAGGAGTTTACTCGTAATAATTGTGACTCCACTCAATATGGTACTAAGGTTGTCGTGGATGAGACTATGGTTACCGGAGACTTTAGGTCAACTGTATCCCAGACAGACGCTAACAACAAGGCTAAGGCCGCTGTCGAGGCTCAAGGTCAGGATGTGGCTAATGTTAAAGGTAAGTGTGAGAAGGTGCCTGTATATACCGGTACTTATACACGTACGTTTACCCGTAACAATTGCGGTACCGGTACTGGTGGTACTTATACGGTAAATGATAGGATGGTTGACGGTTACCCGTTCACGTCTACCGTATCTCAGGAGGATGCCAACAATAAGGCCAAGGCCGCCGTTGACGCCCAAGGACAGGCTCTTGCCAATATCCACGCCCTTTGCACGTACACCGGCCGTGCTTCCTTGGAGTTCACGAGAAACAACTGTGGTGAGTGTAAGATCGGATCTAAGGTGACGATCACCCAAGATATGGTAGAAGGACACCCATTCCAGTCTAACGACTCCCAGACCGCCGCTGACGCTATGGCCATGACCGCCGTACAGGCTCAAGGGCAGGCTTTGGCTAACACCAAGGGTACTTGCTCTAACGCTACTATGTATACCGGTAAGGCTAGCTTCGAGTTTACGAAGAGCAATTGTGGCGCTAATCAGGTAGGAGATCCGTTCACTGTAACACAAGATATGGTGGAAGGTCATCCGTTCCAGTCTTGCGTATCGCAGGATGAGGCTAACTTGGTGGCTATGGCCGCTGTCATGAACCAAGGTCAGAAGATCGCCGATGAGCGTGGTACTTGCCATGAGGCTCCTAAGTACACCGGTCATTATAGTGAGGTGTTCGAGAAGAATGATTGTCCATCCGGATTGACACCTTCATCTGTTAACGTTACGGAGGCTGATGTCACTGGTGGTCCGTTCTATTCTTATGAGAGTCAGTTTGCCGCCGATGAGCTTGCTAAGGCCGCTGTCAAGGCACAAGGTCAGGCTATAGCCAACGATCGTGGTACTTGTGATGAGTTGAAGATATATGTCGGTAACTACAGCAAGGAGTTCACTCCTAAGTGTCCTACTTGCCAGTATGCTGATCCTATTACCGTAACCCCAGATCTTATGGGTCAGTTCTTCACTTCTACCCGTTCACAAGAGGAGGCTGACGCTTTGGCTAAGGCCTACATTGATAGGATGGGTCAGGCGTTCGTCAACAAGAACTACGATGATACGTGCCATACGAAGACCGAGCAACCAGTATGGGAGACTATAGAGACCGTATGTAAGGACTGTATCTCTCAATTACATCAACGCAATACGAATACCTGTTATACTGATCCTAACAATCAAGAGCGGTATATAGCCGGTGGTAGCAATACCTGTTTCTGGTTTGGTACGGCATCCAAGGCCTTTACCCGCCAATGCGCTGACGGAGGTGTGGGTAGTTCTGTTACTGTAACCCAGAATGATGTTACGGACCCAAGTCCTAGCTCTGATGGTAAGTTTAAGTCATGTGTGTCACAAGCTGACGCTAACGCCAAAGCATTGGCGGCTGTTACGGCTCAGGGACAGAGCGTGGCTAACTCGAAAGGTACTTGTACGTGGACAGGAAGCTATACCGGTCAGGTCCAGAAGAACAATTGCGCTGATGGCGGCGTAGGCGACATGGTATCCGTAAGTAGCGACAGGCTGCCGGGACATCCGTATACCTCCAACATATCTTTGGCTGACGCTAATAAGAAGGCCGAGAATGCTGTTCGTGGAGCCGATGGACAGAACTACGCCAATAAGAACGGTGGATGTACTTGGACTTACGTGGCAAGCCGTGACTTCTATAAGAACAATTGCGCCGGAAGCGGGGTTGGTCAGAGAATAACGGTGACCTCTACGCAAGCCAACGGCGGTACGCCTATCACCAGCAAGGTTTCTTTGGCTGATGCCAGGAGCAAGGCAGAGCAGATCCTAGACCAGAGAGGACAGGATTACGCTAACCAGCATGGTACTTGTGTATGGACCGGTACTGGAAGCGCTACGTTCTATAAGGATAATTGTGGTACATGTAAACATGGTGTCGCTCTATCCGTTCCTTATAGTGCCTTAGGATTGTCAGCGTTGACATCTACCGTATCTCAGGCGGATGCCGACAGCAAGGTTCAAAACGCTTTCAAGAATGATACGGCGACTAAGACCGCCGCTCAGGCTTACGCTAACAAGGATGGTGATTGCGCCGATGACGATGATACCCCATCTTATGATGATTGGAATTATTATTGTAGTGGATGCGATTATCGTAGGAGTAGGAATCAGACCAATCCTTGTTCTTCAGCCTCAGATCAAGATGAGTTGGTTGAGTCCGATTCAAGATCTTGTGGATGCGGATGTGATAATACATACCGTATGGATAATAGCAGGTGTAATAATGGTCATAGCGAGGAGCATTATTCTAGCGAGTGTAATCCTACGGGATATTGGAAGAATGGCGGTGAGCATTGTTGTAATCCACATGACTACACTATCTATACCAATGAGGTATGTAAGGGATGTTCGGGCGAATGTGGTGATGTATGCGGTCCTAGTAGCCCTATGAAGGTTGTTTCTGCCGGAGAATATTGCAGGAGCACGGCTCAAGATGCGTCTAGCGCCGCTTATGATGCTTATTCTAGCGCTAAGGAGGCTCTTCGGATTCTTGTTAATGCTAATACATGCCCTTCTAAGGTTGGCAATGATGACCGATGGGGAAATGTCAAGGCCACGAACTGTCCTAGCAACTGTACTCCTAAGACTATCAGTTATAAGCAAATCGCTGGTAAATACACCGCCTGTACCAAGGACGAGGCAAACAGGATAGCCGACAATAACCTACAATCCGATGGTATCTCTTACGCTAATGGATTAGCTCAGGCCGACAGATGCAATTGCCCGGAGCCAACAAAGACGTGGACATGGTCGGTATCTATGAATAATGATTGCATGAGCCATAAACAACTTGTCACATCAAGAGGATTTACGATTACGTATAATAATCAATGCGGTAGATCTATATCTGGTTCTGTGAGTGGTATAGGGTATACACAAAACGGAGAAGAGCTGGTCAATAGCGCTAGCTTTACAATTCCCGCAGGATTCGGAACCAAGAGTGGACGTGTATATTTTAGCCGAGAAGTGGTATGTGGAGATGTAACAATCTCTGGTCATGATTCAGGTAATTGTTGACAATCACTGCTGTTATGGTTTTTTAATAAAAAGGAGAGACTTATTAGCCTCTCCTTTTTTTGTTATACATCAGAATCTTAACAGTTCCCAGATCCTCCCCCAGAAACACTTATGGATCCACATTGTACTCCTGAATCAAAACCTATGACACCGGTTTTTTTACCAGACCCAGTAGGTATACTTACGGTAGTACTTCCAGCCGTAACGGTTTGTCCATGATCATCCCTACCAGTAACAGTTACAGTTATTGATTTAGATGATCCACATTGATTATTGTAAGACACTTCATAGGAGCACCTTAATGCAGATGTAGAACCAGACAGGCCATTACAAGGATCACCGCTCAGCATAGCGTTGGCGCTCCACGTCTTTGTTGGCTCCGGGCAATTGCATCTGTCGGCCTGAGCTAATCCATTAGCGTAAGAGATACCGTCAGCTTGAAGGTGATCGTCGGATCATGATGAGTCTATATCTTCCTTAATACGTTTTATTTGTTTATCGACTAAAATCATTAATATTGTAACATTAATATTAAAACATAACGCTATGGCATGTACTAAGAAAAAGAAAATGGCTGATGGAGGCAAGACCTCTGATAAAAAGAAACCTCAAATGAAATGCGGAGGTAAGGTTAAGAAAAAGAAGTAATAACCGGAGGGGCATATCCCCTCCTTAATATCTCGCTACATGAAAAATTCAGAGTTTGTATCTAGGATCATAAATGACATGAACTCCATAAGCAAGGACGCCCATGTCAGCAGGAGATGGATATTGTCTATAGGGAGGCAAAAAGCTAGATCTTATATAGCCCAGAAGTATGCTGATGGAACCTTGTTCGGCGAGGAATCACTGTATACTCATATCAATTGCATGGAGATGGAGAGGGTTCGGAAAATTGATTGTTGTTTTGATGAGTTTAAACTATGCAGGGTACTCATGAGATCCAAGAAAAGATTGCCCGATATGATATATACCCGTATAGGACCTGCTATCATTAAGGTGTCAAATATTATGGATGATATTATATTTACCTCCATATCATTAAGAAAATATGCGAACAATAAGGAACGTAAATATGGGAATATAGATCAATATTATTACTATGTCAATGATGGTTATATCTATATACCAGATATTAACATAGAGGCTATAAACGTGGATCTTATTACCTTGGATAGAAAAGCGGCTTTAGAGTTATCCGGGTGTGGAGCTGAAAAAGATAAGCCATGTACATCTCAATGGGATTATGATTTCATATGCCCAGACAAACTTCTTGAATATGTGGTTTCCGAAACATTAAGGGAAACTGTAACCAAATTGCAGATCCCTACGGATGAGAACCCGGATATGGATATTAATAAGAAAACACAAAAAATTCAATAACATGAATCTAATAAGATCAATAATCAATTTCTTTGGTTTCAATGACGCCATAGTTGATGGTATAGGCGAAAGAGGAATGAGGGATAGCTAAATCATAAGATATAACGAGATACATGATATGTATGATAAAATTATAAAGGATTTAGGAGATGTATCAGCATACGTATCCAAGGGTTATATCTATGATAAGATAAAGGAAAGAACAGGATTAAGCACCAGACATATTAGTAGGATATTGAATCATACTAAGAAGAAGGATCTTAGATTCGTATAGCATATTTACCGCCGCAGCCCTAGAGAACCTGAAACAGTTATGTCAGGAAAGAGCCAATGCGATGGAGTGCGATTGCCCCAAAACATGGAGCGCTAGTCTCTGTGCGTCAGCCTGTGCCGCGGCGGTAAGTGCGGCCTTATCACCGTTACACTCACACCAAAAGTCATCTAAATATTACTCGAATTAGGATAGAATTGTTATATTTGTGGCATGAAAGTTAAGTCGTTTAAAATACTTGATCAATACTTTCTTCGGTTCTACAGGTCTATTATGTCTAAGAACGGGAAGAGGAGGAAGCATACGATTGTAGAGAAGAATGATATTCTCGAATGTCAGTCCTTGATATGGAAGGTCATACGTGATAAGTATCTGGATAATGAGGGTGGGGTTTATATAAACAACATCGGTTATCTGTGTCATAAGATAAATCCTAATCGTAAGATATATTTGAATAAGCTTACCGGTACTATTAACAGACGTGGGACAGGTGGATATTCTTACGTCCATACGTGTATGGATTTTATGCCCAGGAATAAGTATTTTCATCTATATATCTCTCCGGCATTGAACAAGGAATGTAGGCTGGCTATGGAGTCTGGAAGAAGATATAAGTTCTTGTATCGGGAAGTTGAATCGGAAAGTAAGGTATTTGGAGTTAAATGGGTTTATAAACTGTAGAAGTTTTTGTGATCCAGTTAGCTCGTGAGGGTAGACTGGATTTTTTTTGTATCACGGATTCAAATACATATCTTTGTGCAAAAGACTTAAATATGACGATAAAGGGCTTATTGGCCGAGATCAAGGCCGATTTACATAAATACGATGATAGCGGGGCTATAGATACCTCATCTGTTTATAGGTGGGCTGAGATCGCATTAAAAAGGTTCGGCGGTGTTATAGCTGTCATGTCAGAGGCGGTTGTCAAGACCAACAACAGACAGGCGATATTACCTTCCGATTTCTTCGATATGCTTGACGCTTATAGGTGTGAGCCTCTTGTCTGTGAGATTCCGGGCGGCGACAAGGCCAAGGCTGACCTCCAACACGAGATCGGCTGGGTCGAGCGCACCGAGCGCGGTTTCCGTTGGAACTCCTGCACCGAGTGCTGTAAGGAGGAGTTTGAGAAGACGATCACGGAGAAGCTATATATCGGGTCTCACGAGGTTCGCTTCCATTACCATCACCCCGTAAGGCTGTCTATAGGTCGTGGGTTGAGACGTGATTGCGCCGCTGACAAGTATCGGGATAAATATGCTTGGGATAATTATGATATAACTATATCCGGCAATACCATGTATACCGGTTTTGACGGATTTATTTATATTGTGTACAGGGCTACTCCTAAGGATGAGGATGGTCTACCATATATACCTGAGACGGATTTAGGTTATCTTGAGGATTATGTCGAGACGTATATCAAGATGAAGATCTTCGAGAACGCCGCCGTGAATGGCTTGATACAAGGCGCTGGTGACGCTTACAAATTATATGCTCAGCAAGAACCGGGTAAGTTTGCTAGGGCCATGAAGAAGCTTAAGATGTCGATGATTACCTTGAATGATTATCGGGAACTGGCTGAGGATAACAGGAGGAGGATGTTGTCTTATGAGCGTATGTGGCCTAACGCATTTGATAAGTGTATTAAAATAATTTAACAGAATACGATGATATGGCAGATTGGATCCATTTAGATAAGACAAGTGGTACTGGTCCCGCTGAGGTTAAGGTTACCGCTGATATTAACGAGACTGGCGAGATACGTCAAGTGACGTACAAGGTTATAAAGGAAGGGACCAAGGAGGAGAAGACGTTCGTGTGCAGGCAGGAGTCGGTTCCGGTGGTGATCATCCCTGAGTTCGATTTCCTTGTGCTTAGGTATATCTGGGCTGACGAGGACGGCATTGACTTCGACACGGCGACCGGTTTCGATAACACCGGCCTCCCGGACGTGGACGGCAAGCTGGTTGGTTGGAGTAAACAAAACCAGACCACGCAGGAGCGGGTAGGTGATTATCTTATCCACGGTGGTGATAACATGGAATCAGGTAATGAGGCGGCTCTGATCCAGATGGGACCGTTGTTGGATGGCGATAATTACGATAAATTACCTCTTGAGATCAGATGTGGTATATACGGTAACTGGTATGGCGGTCGAGAAAGAGGGAATGTAACTATCAAATTTACAGCTTATAAGGGCGGGACGATGGAGAAACGTGGATATGATTTTGTCAACATAGGAGGCGAGGAGGTTTATACCGGTGACGCTCCCACTAACGTATCCGCTCATGGTGAGGATAATTGGCAAAATATAAAGACCTTGTATTCTAAGGTAGGCACGATGATCTATAACAAGGAATCTCGTGACTGTATTGTAAGAATAGGTGAATAGATTTTTCTTCATAATATAAACACATCGGCTCTCTTGTTCGTGAGGATAGGAGAGTTTTTTTTATTTTTTTTAATCCTTCAATTATGACATATTTGATCTTTTATTGCGTGGGAATAATCTAGCTTTGCCGAAAACTAGTATTATGGTCACATTGAATGATGTAAATAACGAACTCCATGTCCGGTTGTATATACTGGAGGTACTTAAGGATTATATAAGAGATGATGATTTCGATGGTCTTGTAGATAAGGCGTTGGATTTTGTCATGGAAGGCGTTTCTATGCCTAAGGCTCCGACCAAGGATACCACCATGAGTGACATATCAAAGAGCGTTTTGGCCTTGGTAGCGGGTGCTGGATTAGATGAGAGGTTAAGCAAAAGCTCTTTAGAGTTAGCTTATGACAGATGTAAGATGAGGTACGTATTCGATCCTCGAAATCGGGATATACACGGTGTAGTCGTAGGTTATTCCAATGACTTTAATAGTCTGGTAGCTGTGTGTGATGAGGGATCGAAGAAAGGAGTGGATAAAGGATCTACTGATTTTGTGGATGTCAATGAGAGATACGTGACTAACGGTTTCTTTTACATATCTGTAGAGGATGCCGATAAGCAATCGAACTACATGGGTAAAAATTTGTAATTGTTGTGTTTTTGTACTTTACACGAGCGTTTAAAAGTATTTAGTTCTCCTCCTGACTTGTGAAAGTCTGGAGGATTTTTTATTTTTGTACGATTTGAATGTTTTGCATAATACGTACTGTTTATTAGAATCCGCCACATAAGTGATTATCTGGTGGATTTATTATATTTGCGAAAAAGATAATGTCGTGCAAAATAACTCTAACATAGCGGTTCCCGACTCCGGGATGAACAGGGATAAGCATCCACAGGATCTATCCCCATCTGAATATAGTTTCGCCTTGAACGCTACCATAGAGGGTGACGATGGAAGCCAGCTTAAGATCCAGAACGAGCCTAGTACCCTTTTATGTAAGCGATTTGATGGCTATAAGGTTATTGGGTATAAGAATGACATAGCTGGAGACAATACCTATTTCTTCATCACCAATCCTGATGACGGGACGTCTAAGATCACGTTCATGCGGTCATTGGATTATATCAAGACCGTGGAGGATCAATTGGCTGGATCGGGAAAGGACATCCATCGTATCCTTGGCGAGAGGCTTGAGGAGTCGGATGGTCGTTTTGATGAGATATGTGATTTGATGGAGGTCTTGATAGAGGATTGGGCTGATGACCCTTGTCTTAATTTCTCCATTCATCATCCGATCTTCGATATAGAGATCAAGGACGAGAAATGCGGGAAGGTGATATACTGGACCGATGGATATAATCCCCAGCGATATGTTATGGTCGATAAGGCTCTTAATCCGGATGATGATGGTGACTTTTGGTATCATTATCATGGGTATAAGACTTGCGGTGACGACACGCCAATACAAAGGTGCAGGCTGGCGTGCGAGAAGCTGCTGGTATTCCCGCTGCTGACAGCCCCGTGCGTGGAGCCTGAGGTCGTGGAGTTCGGGGGGAGCCTGCGTGCCGGGACCTACCAGTTCTGCGTGGCGTTGTGCGATGAGTTCGGGATTGAGAAGACCGGATATTGCTCATTGACCAACCCAATCATGTTATTCGATCGTCAAGATATGGTTATCCGCGATGGTTTATGGGGTAAGTCAACCAACATGGGTATCCGCCTTACCGTGTCTAATATAGATAAGCAGGTATCTCATTATAAGATAGGCGTTATACAGAACACGGTTGGGTTTAATGGTGAGCAAAGCCCGGTTCTTGAGTATTTCATAGAAGGTATACATCCGATAACGGAAAGGACCATCTATTACCTTACGGATCAGTATAGCGAGCGTACGACCATGGAGAAGTTATCCAAGGAAATACCGGTATATAAGACAGCCAGAGGCATGACGTCTGTCGGGAATCGTCTTCTTCAATACGGCTTGACCGTGGAGAATGAATGGAATCTTCAACCGGTCGTTAATTTCTTGGGTCATTTCGTTAAATGGCAGACATCGATAGCCACGGAGAATCTATATAAAGACGGTGTGGCTTGCTCTAAATACGCCTCTTTCATGCGTGACGAGGTATATCCGTTGGGTATAAGATTCTTTACCAATACGGGATACAGGACAGCTAGATTCCCGCTTATCCCTCGTCCGGCCACAAGGGAGGAGATGGAGGTTATCGTTGATGAGGACGGCAACTCTGAAGATCTATCAGCGGCTTCGGTATTGGAGAACAACCCGCAGTGCGCCGGGAACAGCCGCCGTTATCTTTGGCAGTTTAAGAATACGGCAAAGATCATAAACGACCCGTCTTGGGGATTTGATGATTTTGGGGGAGAATGCAAGAATCAGCTAGATGTTAAGCAACTCAGATATGTAGAACAGGAATATGCCACGGTAGGAGAGACCCAATTCGTTATCAACACGATGGGGGAAGATGTTACGGTAGATGATGCTATTGATTATATCGCTGATAATATAGAGAACCTGTGTGATATCATAGAATCTAATGTAGGTATTACTGACGAGTTATGCGCTGCTATATCATTGCCAGAGGATCAAGACGGTATAAAGGCTCCCGATTTCCCTAGTGGATGTGATGATATCGAGAGGATAGAGACCATGACTATATTGGATAAAAACTCTTTGGTGGGTTTTAGGATTGATTTTACGTATAAGCTGGCTAGTGATTACGTGGAGACCGAACCTACGACATTAATACAAAGTAACGCCGAGTCACAAAGGAAATTCTCTGTATTGTGTGATTTCGATAATTACTCCAGTGGAGGTAGGAATATCATAGATCTGGTTCAGGAATGGCTGGATGGTCAGGATGAGGATAAATTCCCGTCTGATATAGACTCCTCCGCTTTGGTCTTGTGTCAGGATATGTCTAATGTCCGGCAGTTATATGATGAGGGTATATGTACTAATGGGTGCTCGGTAGGTGATCCTCATGTGAATCCTACTATTAACGATGTTCAACTTCCTACATTCCAAGGGGGTAGGGCATTGGGTAAGTGCACATATTTGTATCAATATCCCGGATGGGAAGGAAAGAAGCATACGGAGACGATGCTTGATCAGTTAATGGATACGATGGAGGCTTATTTCCCCCAATATGAGAGTCAGTTTGGTATCGAGAACGCCATGTGTCTTTTTGGCGATGGTGATAATTCTAAGTTTAATACCGGTATAACTACTGACTGGGAAGGTCGTGTGTCTGTTCAGAATGATATTGACGCCAAGACCAATTGGTTCGGTAGAAGTAACTTGACTTATTTCAAGTTCTATCCACATGTATCCTCATACGCCAGATGGGTGGAGTTGGATTACGAGAAATACATAAGTGGTTTATCCGATCCTGATAACGGTATTATGTATATAGAGATGATGGGTAACTATAATTATCCGATCGGCGACTCATCATCATACAATAAGGTTCGTATAACGTTTTTCTCGGACAAGGAAGGTACCGTGGCTCCTAATCCTTTGGCTAATGATGCCAAGAAAGGTGTTATAGTGAATTACGTGGATCATAAGATATTTATGATGCCAAAGTACTTGTTCTGGAATGATGACAAGACTACTTTCCATAAGATATACGTTTGCATCGAGCCTGCGGTATGCGTGTTCTTCACCGGTTTCGCCATGAGGCAGGACATGAAGGAGCTTGCCGGATTCTATACGGCCGGCACCGCCATCTTCCCCGCCCCGTTCTGTTTTGGCATTCGGCCACTAGAGGTGAAATACGTATTCTTCTTCACAAAAGAATTGAAATTAAGGAGATTCGTTACCTATGAGGCGAAATGTATCTCATGTGGGGATAAACCCGCTGACTGCGCTCCCAGACCATATCAGTATGGTGATTTCGGATATTGGGAGTCTACCAATAAGTACCCGGCTAATTTTGAGTTGTATGATTCAAGTAAGATCGGGATATCATCGGGAGGATCAAAGAGGAAGGACATAATAGATTCTTTGACGAAATACTATGGGTCTCCTAAATCAGTTGGGGGTAAGTCTTATTTCACCGGTAATGGGGATAACGCTGAGTACCCCAATACGTCAACCACGTTTTGTCAGAGACCTATACGTCATTACAAGTTTCCGGATAACTCTGTCGCTCCTTTCATGGGTAATCCGTCTCAACTGACCGGTCAATATGGAGTTGACTCCTATATTTATCCTATGGGGGTGATGCTTGATGACGATATCGTTAATGAGTTTCTGGATATAGCGGTAGAGAACGGTCTTATAGATAAGGCTAGAAGAGATTCTATAATAGGATATGAGTTGTATAGGGGCGATAGGACGTTGGATAAGAGCGTTATCGGGACCGGTCTGGCTTATGATATGTTTAAGTACGATGATCCCGACGGGTCGGCTAACCTTTATCCTAATTATCCTTACAATGATTTGTCTGATGATATGTATATCTATAAGGATATTAATCGTGAGAATTTTATAACGCATCCGTTTAACAGGAAGGGTAATATCTGGTATTCATTCTTAAGCCCTGATATTGCCTTCAACAAGCCTGATGCTCCCACTGAGTGCCTTGTTGATGGTTATCAATTAGGTAAATCCTCCGGTATATTCAGGGAGGTGGAGGATCACCCTAAATGGACGATATTAGGAAGTAAGGCTTATAGTATGGCAACGTCATTGGCTACGGTGGAGGCTATGGCTAATTTAATATCCGCTATAGCTGAATATACATATCAATCGGCGTCCCAACAATATGTCGGTGGAGGCGTGTTTTTTTTAGCCAACCCTGTCGGCATAGCGCTGACGGCTATCCGTTTGGCTACAGGTATCGCCAAGGCTACCTCCCAGTCTGTCGTGGATATAGGGAAGTACAGGTATCAGTGGTTAACGGCATTGATAGATAGGGGACCTAGATGGAATTACGCTTATTATTATACCTCTGTCGCTCATTATAATCTATTTTATCAAAAAATAGGAGCGTCAGAGTTGCGTGGGTTGTCTACGGCTAAGTATATTAAAAGTGGATTGTATCCGGTGACGGATATCTCATCGCAGGGGGAAGTTGTAGGTGGCAAGCCTATAGTTGTAAATAATCTCGATCGTGAGCATTCGTTATTCATGTCGTTTGGCATGGATAAGTATATGCTTGAATACCCTGAATTAGTATCAAGTTATGATACCAGTCGTATTCAGGATGAATGTAATATTCGTAACGATGAGGTGGCTGGAATGACGCCTCATTTTATGACACGTGAATCTTTTGTGTCTTGCCCTTATATGAGGATAAAGAAATATTCTCCGGCTCAATACGGACAGATAGAGGATATCAGGTGGGTATCGTTAGGTGGTTGCGGGTTGATGGATGAGGATAAGCGTAAACCTGTTTTTGGAGGTGATGTGTTTATATCCAGATTCTCGCTTAAAAGAAAAATGCCTATGTTTTACTTGACCCAGTTTGGTCAGGGAGATATGATACCATTCCCTTACTACGACTATAGGAATATCGGGTATCCACGTTATTTTGTTAATTATGATACCGGGGAGGATTATCTTAATAAGACTGACACGGATACTGGATCGCTATATTCGTTCCCTAGCCGTAAGAGTGCTTATGAGATGGCTTGCAAGACCGGGGATATGTATCTTAGTGGTCGTTTCTTTTTGTATTTTTACGGCATACCTCAGTTTCTAGTGGAGTCTGAGATTAATTGTAATTTCCGTATAGCTGGACCTGAGCCTTACGAGGGATTTTATCCGGAGGTAGGGGATTATATATCATGGACTCAGGAGCGTAATGTCCCTATATCAAGGGATAATGTGTTTAAGATGAGTCCTGTGTATAAGAATCGTTTTACGTTAGGTGGCAGGTCATTACCAGAGACGTATGATAGCAATTTTTGGGACTGCGCCTACCAAAGACCCAACGGCGTCATATGGAGCACCGCCGACGTTTCAGAGAACGGCATGACCGATCCTTGGCTGTCGTACAAGCCTATGGATTACCATGAGTTCAAGACCTCGTTCGGGAAACTTATAAGCATGAAGGGGATAGAGTCGGATCAGATATTAGCTCGCTTCGAGAATCAGGTAGGGTTGTATAACGCCATAGACGTGTTGGCGGAGAGAATATCCCCGGAGAATAGTGAGCTAGGGACAGGTGGTCTTTTCGCCTCTCGTGGTATCGAGTATAATAATACGACGTTAGGATATTCCGGGACCCAGAGTCGGGATATGATCAGTTGTGAATTTGGGCATTTTTGGGTCGATTTAAGGCGTGGTCAGGTATTCAAGGTAGATTCTAATGGCAGGAATCTTACGGAGGTCACACCGGGGCTTAGAAACTGGTTTAGGGAGCATCTTCAGATGAAGATCATCCGTAGCCGGATATATAACGCCGATACGGATGCTGAGCTGTCTTATTATGATATCGATAACAAGTTCTTTGGTATAGGTCTGTCCATGGGTTGGGATAATCGTTTCAAGAGGGTATTGATAACCAAGAGGGATTACATACCGGTAGGGAATCCAAGCGAGTACCAATTCAGGGGAGGCCGGTTCTACAGGAACGGGCAGGCGGTGGAGCTTTCGGACACCAGCCATTTCACGGATGTCTCCTTTACCGTTGGATATAATTGTTTGAAGGGTGAGTGGAAATCATATCTATCATACACCCCTGACTATTATATCGAGCACCAGCATTATTTCCAGTCTGGTAAGAACTATTCTAACGATAGTCGGGAGGTGGGATTGTGGTCACATGGCTTAACCAATCAATCTTATCAAGTATTCTACGGTAAGTTATATCCGTTCGTCATAGAGGTACCTGTCCGTGAGCAGTATGTGAATAAGATCCTCACGAACTACCAATATCGGATGGATGCCAGAAGGTATCAGGATGAGGTTAATTATCAGGTTAGAAGAACAACTGGATTTAATAAGGCATGGTTCTATAACGATACCAACAACAGTGGAGAGCTTAGGATGACCATCGCCGATAAGAACGACATGAGCCAGCGCCTAAGATATCCTATAACTAACGACGATAGCCGTGAGATACTGGTGACGGAGGTTGATCAGAAGATCAATATCAACGACTACTTCAACGAGGTTAAAGACGATACTAATAACCTACCGGTATGGGTTAAGGACGTGAACGATATTGGCCGGGAGATCGACCCCAGGACTGTCGATTATCACCGGAGGTGGCGTGATCGTCTTCGTGGCGATTGGTTCTTGGCAAGGTTCGTGAATGATATTGAGAGCCGGTTCAAGATGATAGTAAGATGGTTTAGTAATGACGAGAAAATTTATTGATTTAGGTGATTATAGCATAACTGTTAATACGCAATGATATGGTGAAAAAGAGATCTGCTGTTAGTAAATCAGGTAAGTGCCCTAAATCGGGGTGCATCAAGAAAGTAGGAAGTGATTGGAGAGTAGTTAGTAACAAGACCGGAAAGTTATGGCCAGCCAAGTACAAGTCGAGGGATTCGGCTAAGAAAGCTCTAGCGGCTTATCACATGCATTGAAAAGCGTAGGCGGGTAGGTGATTAAGATCATGTACTCGCCTATTGTTTTATCCTGCATCCGATTATGTATATCTTTGTAGAAAACGTGATTTATGGCTAAGAAAGACAAGAAAGAGGAAATCCCTTCATGGATAAAGGATTTGTATAAGGAGGATCTTGATCGTGTCGTAAGAGGCGAGCGTCCTATGTATTTCAGGGGTATGGATGATAGTCCTTTAAGGAACGTATCCCCGGAGTTTGATATCCTTAGCGGAGGAGCTGCTGTTAAGGGTATGAATGGGATAAGAGGTGCGTTGTCTCCGTTGAATAATGGCATGGGTAATTATAATTTCAGCATTAGGGGTATAAATAAGAAGATAGGCGAGCTGGTTGATGAGGCGGGGTTGTATTTGCCTGAGAAATTAAGACCTGTATATCGGACTGTGGTGGATGCTATGTCGAGTTCCAAGAATAAGGGGTTGGGTCATATCACGCAGCCGTTGGCCAACGCCCTGTACCCAGCGGACGAGCGGCGGAACCGGCGTCTGGACGGGGAGTATCCCGTTGGTTATGTGGATGCCATAGACGGCATATGGCCCATGGAGAAATATGGGCTATGGGGAGAGAAGATCGAAGATAAGCAAGATGGAGGAGAGATAGAGGATATAGCAAGAAAGATGTATAGATCTGATCTTGATCGTGTGATATCCGGTCAATCTCCTATATATTATAAACAGCTTGATGATAAACCTCTAGATGATACCCATCCAGAATTTGATATCCTTACCGGTGGTGTCCCTCTTAAATCTGCTCCTTCTTACAAAATGGGGATAGTTGGGAAGGGTAATGTGTTTGACAATCCTTGGGAGTCAAGTATTTATGGTAGGATATTTGATAAATTGGATGACTATGCGAGCATCCCAAATGACGTGTTCACCAAGTATCTAGGTAAGACGTTGAGAGGGATAAAGAAAAGGATACCGGATAAGGATGATAAGAAAAAATTTCAGGATATAGCCGAGAAAGTTGTCAACCGTGTTTATGAGGATTTGGATTATTATGTAGGTCTTGGTTCTACTATGCTGGTTGATGATAAGGAGGAGAAAGAAGAGGGAGGTCCTGTAAATACCAATCGCTCTTATGGTTCTGGCAAGTATGTGATTGAACCTCGTAGATCAGGGGATAGCAAAATGGCTGTATATGATGAGATATGGGATTATCTGACGGATAAGAAGGGGATACCACAAACACAAGCGATCGGCATCCTGTCTAATATCGCCGCCGAGTCCGGAGGGGATACCACTGCCCTAGGAACCGCCGGTGACTTTGGTATCCAGCAATGGCTTGGACCGAGGAAGAAAGAGCTACAGCGCAGGTACGGAAAGAAGCCTACATTAACCCAACAACTGGATTATCTTGTGGATGAGCATCAAGGTCGTGTACCGGGGCTAGGCTGGAACTACATGAACCAAGGCAAGTTCTTTGATAAGGACGCTCAAGGCAATGTATATAATTATTATATGTACTCAAAGGCTGATTTTGATAACGCCACGAATTATAAGGATGCTACTGTAGCATGGAATCAAGGATACGGAAGACCTCTTGGATCGACATTAAGAAACGAGAAGCGGCTTGAGTTCGCCGATATGTTCTCTAATAGGTATGGTGTCCCGGAGATCGAGCCAATGAAATATGAGTTCGGGCAGCGGGATTCGGGCACGGGGGACGGAGGTCAGCAGTCCGTACCTGAGACGGTAGCCCCTGCCGATCCTTCTTTGGCTTCCCGCCCTTCCATGGATAACTGGTGGGAGAAGGAAGGTCAAGACCTGTTATATAAGATGCTAGCTCAATCCGGCGCTAATAAGAAGGCTATAGAGGATATCGCTAGTAACATCAAGAACGATCCCCAGTCAGAGGCGCAGATAGCGGAAGCCGAGCGTATGCGTAGGGAGCAGGCGAAAAGGCAGTTGGTGCTTAATATGATACCGGGGTTAAGTCTTAACATAAAAGGCATGAGTAGATATAATGATTGACGTTATTTCTGTTATAGCCTTTTGTAGTTTGTAAATGTTTTGTTATATTTGGCAAAAAGTTTGTATGAAAAAATTGGATAAAGATGATTTTATAAAAAGATCGTTAAAGATACATAATGGTTTGTATGATTATTCATTAGTAGATTATGTCAATAACAGAACTCCAGTGAAAATAATATGTAAAGATCATGGTGTTTTTACCCAAAGACCATACAATCATTTGAATGGCCAAGGTTGTCCCGAATGTAGTAAATGGATAGGGGGATCTAAAAGAATGGAGTCAAAGAAAAGTGTTTTTGTTGATAGAGCTATGTCATGTCATGGAGAAAGATATGATTATAGTAAATCTAACTATTTGGGGGCTAGAATACCAATAGAGATAATATGCCCTATACATGGTTCTTTTTACCAGCTTCCATTTAATCACATTAGGGGAGTAGGATGCCCTAAATGTAAAGCGGATAAAAGCAAGAGTATAAAGTATGGGGTTGGAATAAATGATATGATTGGGATGGAGAAAACATTAGCTTATGAAATATGGAATAAAATGTTAGCTAGATGTTATTCTGAAAGAGAACAGAAAAGAAGACCTACTTATGTGGGGGTTAAGGTTTGTGATGATTGGTTGTATTTTAGCAAGTTTAAAAAATGGTTTGATGTTAATTATAAGGATGGATATGAATTGGATAAAGATATACTTAGTGGCGCATCTAAAATATATAGTCCAAATACATGCTGTTTTGTTCCACATCACTTAAATTCATTGTTAACTTATAAGAGGATTAGAATTAGGGATTGCCCTACTGGTGTTGTCCTTAGGGGTAGTAGATATAGGGCTAGTTTATCGACATTGGATAGGGGACGGGTTAATATAGGTACGTATGATACTAAAGAAGAGGCATATGACGCTTATAAGAAATCAAAGATGGATGAAATAAGGAAAAGAGCATTGGAATGTTTAAATAATGGAGAAATAGATGATATCATTTACAATGCGTTAGTAAATCATAATATCATATAATATTATATTTAAATTTTGTGCATAATAATATTTGTTGAGAGACTCATCATTGTCAAATGGTGAGTCTGTATTTTTTTAAACTATCTTTGTATCAGAACGAAATTAATTTGATATGAGCAAGTATGTAATCAAGAGAAAGATACCTAAATATCAAGAGGCCGGGGAAGTCGGGTCGTATATGCTCGGTAATATGGATGGCATACAAGGGCTAGGTATAGAGCCTTTGGTGAATACCAGCCAAGGATTACCTGCGTCGGCCAATCCGTTAGGGATATATTCTTTGGATACTCCAGATCAGTTGAGGACTAAATATGCTAATGCTTTTGATCAGGATAATATGTTTCCGGCTAGCTTCAAGGGCAGTTTGCAACGTATAGCTGAGAATTATCAGGACAATGGTATTACGCTTAATAACATAACTGTTAATGATGTTGATAAGTCTAAGACCGGTTCAGGCGAGACGGATGTCTTTGACTTTACCACCATACCTTATTATGGCGCTGATGATATAGGGTCTAGGTTTACCCAGATGGGTCGTGGTATAGGACGTATGAGAAGCGAGGGGTATGGTGATTTATCTACCGGAGCTAAAACAGCTAATACGATAACTACCATAGCATCAGGTATTAGTGGTATCATGGGGTTGGCTCGTAACGTGGTTTCCGGGATAGCGTCTGAGAAAGGTACTCGTACCAATATCAGGTTGGCTCAGGAGCGTGAGGCCAGACAAAGAAGGCAATCCCAGATGCAGTACAAGGATGGTGGGGGTGTTTATCTAGGGCCTAATAATAGGTTCGATAGCGGAAGCCTTACCGGTGAGTACCTGTATCCGTTACCTAAGTCAATGGAAGATCAAGCCAACGTAGAGGTCGAGAAGGGTGAGTACGTGACGCAGCCCGGAGAGGCGCCGATGGAGGCTATGGGGCAGAAGCACGCCGATGGTGGAACCCCCGTTTCCTTGGAGCAGGGAACGAAGGTTATTACCGACGACACAACCATAGAGCCGGATTTCGCTAAATACATCAGAGATACGTATGGGATCAAAGCCACGCCTAAGGATACGTATGCTACGTTAATGGACAGGTATAAGGCTAAGATCGGTCTTAAATCGGCTTACGATGATCAGAAAAAGGCGCTGGAGAAGCTGAAGAAAAACGATAAGATAGATGACGAGAATACAAGGCGTTTAAACGCCTCCGTATTATCTAAGGTTATAAATGATAGTAACGATACCGTTAATGGCTTAGAGGGAAGGTTTACGGACTTCGCTAATGTCATATACAAGGAGCAGGAAGACCGGAAGATGAAGAAGGATGAGGATACGTATTTCGCCAAGGGTGGGGAGATAGATAACATCATATCCAGATCCATGAAAGAATATGGTCTTACAGAAGATGATGTAGCCGAGGCTAAGAAAGAGCTGCTTAAGAAAGTAGCTGGTATTCGTCAGAAGATGGAGAAAGGTGGTAGCTCTTTATTCGATTATCTCCTTACTTTCCGCCCTGTAGAGAATAAGTACAATAATAAGGATAATACGTTTGGGTATCAACGTCAGGGTCAGGACGGTTCTTATGGCGGCATTAACGCTGATGAGAGACTGGATTATTATAAGACGTTTAATCCTGTCGCTTATGAGGCTTATATGAATGCCACGGGCAATACTAAGGCTAGGGCACTACAGGACGCTATCTACGGGCAGACGAGTGGCTGGATGGGCTTGGCTACGGCTGAGAACTCGATCATCGCCAACGCAGAGGCGCTTCGGGATTACACGACGCTCGTTTCTTTTGGCGGTGAGGATAGCCAAGGTAATTACCCGGAAGATAAGAAAGCCTCATATCATGATAGGATGAGAGACAATAAGTTTGGTCAATATTCCTCATCTCGTCCTATGATCGGTCTGGATGTTGTTACAGAGGAACAGCATAAAGCTCTTAACGACGCTGGTATCACTCATTTCAGTCAACTGTTTTCTGACAAGAATAAAGATATTGTTAATAATATCCTTGGGGAGGATATGCTTAAGATGCAGGCGTTAAGATCCATGAAAGGCATGGAAGGTCTTGATTTTATACTTGACCCGCATAAGGTGGCTCCCGGTCCTATGGATATAGGTGATGTGGAGGATCCTGATGTTAAGCTGGATATGCCTGAGCTGATTGATCCTAATACACTTCCTAAAACCAACACAAATGCCGGTAAGTCGAACGGCGGCAATGGAGGCAGGAATATAGTAGGTGGTGGTCTTGACTTTCCTGAGGTGTTCAGGATGACTCCGGGAGCCGTGACAACGGAAGGTCTGGAAAGACATTACGCTCCTACCGTGGACCCGGTGTTGAGATCGGCTGATCAGTATATGGTTGAGGCTAATCGTGCTTTCCAATCACAATTGGATCAGATGGGTAATGTCCCGGATTCCCAGAGAGGGGCTTTATCTTCCAATTTACAGGCTATCATGAGTTCCAATATAGGTAAGTATATAAATGAGGTAGAACAAGGGAATGTGGCTCAAAGGACTTGGGCTGATAATGTCAATTCTCAATCATGGGCGAATACTTACGACAAGAACATAGCCCAACGTCAAGCTTATCAACAACGGATATTGCAGGGATTGGCTATAAATGACGAGAACTGGGCTAGGTATTTCGATAGCGTCAATGATGAGATTCAGCAGAAGTGGAACACGGCTACGACCATGAATACATTAAGATCTATATTTGGGGATGTTAAGATTGGTCCCAATGGCCAGTTGATCGCAGATCCTCAAGGGGATATATTGAGTTATAGGAGATTATATCCCGCTCAGGAAGTAACTAAAGGCAAGAAAGGATAAAGGATGGCTTCACAATACAGTATATTAAGGAATTACGGTAAGTACGTATCACCCTACAACATGGATGTCATGATGCAGGGTATGGGATACATGCAGCAGAAGATAGATACCAATCGGCAGGCTATAAACGAGTATGCTGATTATATTATCAATTCTGACATTATAAAACCTCAGGATAGGGAATATCTTCAGAATAGGTTAAATGGATTGATACAGGACGTGAATAACGTGTATCGTAAATCCAATCTGGCTTCTGATGGTATAGCCAGAAGTATACAGACTCGTCTTGGAGAGGCTCTGGATACCCGTGTGTTGAATGCCATTGCCGGCACTAGGGAGATCCGGTCGTTTAGTGAGAAGATGGAGGATATGAAATTGAATAATCCTAAGATGTATAGTCCTATAAACGAGGCTGAGGCTTTCGCCGATGCCGTGGCATGGATGAATGACGGTCAGGTAGGAACACGTCTTAATCCTATACATTATACTCCTTATACGGATTATCACGCTGAGGTTGATGAGAAGATGAAGAACTTCATCTCCCTTAATAAGGGAAAGAAAGTCAATGTGCCGGTGATTGATGCCAATGGTAACAGGACGGGGGAGATGCGTGAGATGTATATAGATGAAATGAGCTATGCTCAAGTCAGGGATATAGCCATGGCTTCCATATCAGAGAACGGCAAAGCTCAGATGCAACTAGAGGGTAGGTATATGGCTAGGACGAATCCTGACCTATTCAATGTCCAGAGTACCTCTGATTTCCTTAAAGGGTATATTGATGATTTTAGTGCCAAGGAAGAATCTATACGGGCAAAGCTAAAGGGCGTTGGCAATGATAAGGTCAAAAAGGCTAGGTTGGAGTCAGAGCTGGCGGATATCACCAAGCAGAAAAATGATTTCGTGGAGGAGGCTGAGGGCGTTATCGGCAGCAACTACAGTCCGGAGCGGGCCGGCATGTTCATGGTGAGGCAGCAGTTCCTTCGTGGCGTGGGGTTACGATGGTCTTATAATAACTCATACGAGACGCTTGGTGTTGATGATTATTATTTCAAGGCTAATCAGCAGATGATGGAGAGGGCTAAGTTCAATGAGACAAAAAGGCATAATCTAGCCATGGAGAAATCCGCTTTGATAAGAGCTAGTAAATCAGGTAAATCGGAGAATGGAAATGGTGGAGGCGATGACATGACCGGTCCCACCGTGGTTACGAAGAGTGTCAATCTTGAAGATGTGAATATAAGCGATGAGTTCATGAATGGATTTATAGCCAATGAAAAGGCGGTGAATACAGGCATGGAGAATTTTGTAAAGTCTCTATCAGACGATGCCAAGAGGAAGATCGACGCATGGGCATCTGATCCCGAGAATAGTAATGTGGTCAAGGATATGGATAGGGATCAGGTTATCATGACTTATTTTAAGGCTAATGGTGGATCTACGAATACACTTCTTGATTATAATGGAAAGGATAGTTATATAAAGCTTCTTGGGTTAAATAATCAAAGGAATAAGTATAGTAAGATTAATGAGGGCTTCAATAAGGCTGAGAATACGGTTTTGGATGGTGTTGATGCTATAATTGAGAAAGAGGCTAGATCGTATGAAGGATCAGGTATAGACATTAGTTACGGATTTGGTACATTCAATCTTGGGGATATTAACAATAATGGTGATAAGGTTTTTGATATAGATGGCATAAACGATATAACATTAGACGATTGGGCTAAGCTATCTGCTTATAGTTCTTTGCTAAATGATAATATAAACGTTGTTAATAGTAATATTCAAGGGGAAGCGCCATACGTATCGGTAGATTCAGGTCAGTCAAGTATTATTATGGATCGTTTGAATGATCTTATGGGAACGTCTTTGTCGCTTGATGATATTGAATCTATAATGTCTCTTGCCGTATCTGGGGCTAACAAGAATAGGCATATCGAGGAAATAAAAGACAGGTTTGCTGGGAATAATAGAGCGATCGCTGTCGCTACCGCTATATATGACGAAGCGCATAAGGAAAGAAATGATTTATTAAGGCATAAATGGAGCCGTGGAGATTTGGGTAGGTTAAATGATGACGCAAAGCGTGCTGGCGAGGATTATTTAAGGCAATATCGTCATGAGTACGCCGAGCGTGAGTATATCTTTTCCGGTGATTATCCGTCTAAAAGCAAAGCCGAGTATGATTATATAAAGATTAGTGACCTATTTACCCGTGGTGGTGGTTTTATTCCTAAGGATAAGGATAATGCCAATACGAAGATAACGTTTACCATATCCCCTATAGGTGATGGTAAGTATCAGATCATTGGCAATAATGGAGGTGATGGTAGATCCGTTATTGAGGTAAGCGAGGCTGATCTGGCTGCCAATAACCTTGCTTTCTATAAAGAGGATGTAAATATTCCATCCGAGACCTACGACTCTGGTGTTGTATCTATATCGTTCGCTAATTCAAGTGATAACGCTTATGGGAAGATGGCTAAGTCATTGCAGGTGGCTCCATTCGCTTACGCCAGCGGGGCCAAAGATATGACAATGCCTTATATAGATATGTTTACGAATATAAATGACGGTAATATCAGGAAGGATCAGATGATGATCGCTACTGACGTGTTGTTTGATAACGCTTCCATGTACGAGTTAAGGGCTTCAGGATATAAGTACAATAATGGATCTTCTGGCATAAATGTGGATATATATGGTAAGGGGAAAGCCAGTAAGGGAGATACCCCGTTGTATTCTATAGACCTAGATGGCGTAGCTTACGCTGACGAAGTAGCCAGAAAGATTGATTTTTGTCCTCAGTATTATTTGACTATGGCGTGGCAACAGATACTTAGTAAGGAAAATGAGGTGTATTGGAGGAGTGAGGGTAGATCGACTACCGATGACTTCGAGAGTTTCATCTCCCCTATAGCCAGTATCATTGATCAAGAGATAAAAAACAGAAATAGTGGAAATAATGGAAATAATGGAAACCGGTAATAACGTTCCTGATGGAAAGAAATTGGCCGAAAGATATGGCTATCCTACAATGGGTGTTGATGCCACTAGAGCCATTGGTACGAATACCTACGATATACCGGATCGTGATTTGCCTCCCGTGCTTGATCCGTACTCTGCTTCGGAGAGATCAAAGTCGCAGATGCCATCATTGTCGGAAAGGATTAAGAATACCGTTAAGACAAATTATTATGATGATATAAAGCATATGTCCCCATTGGGATATATGGCATCTGACCAAAGCTATAAGGGTAGGTTTAACCTTACAGGTCCGGAGATATCGTTGGAGGATTCAAGATATCGACTCAGTAGCGGTACTTGGATACCTAAATACGAGTCTTATATTCCAGGCGTAGATAACGACACGCGTCTATCTAGGAGCCAAGGTAGGACCGAGAAATGGATGAGAGGATTGGGTAAGCTGGCGGGTAAGACTGCTTTATACGGATTAGGCGGCGTTATCCAGCCTTTTTATGGTATTTACGCCGGTGTATCCAGAGGTAATTTTAACGCCGTATTTGATAACGATTTCACGAGATGGCTGGATGATCAGGATAAGAAGATGGATTATGGTCTAGCTCATTATTACAATCGAGAGGAGCGGGATATGAATTTTCTTCAGAGCATGACTACGGCTAATTTCTGGTCTAACGATTTCTTATCCGGTCTTGCTTTTACCGCTGGTGCCATGTTATCATCAGCTGTATATTCCGGTGCTGGATTGATGAACTTAGCTCGTACGGGAGCTAGGGCAGGCGTGGCTTTGGCTAGGATAGGCAAAGCGGCTTCGGATACCAAGAAAGCGTTCGGCGTTTACCTTAGGGCCGCCCGTACTGGACAGAGGATAGGCAAGGGGCTGGACACCCTCGCTTTCCTTGGTACATCTACCTCGTGGGAGGCATCTGTCGAAGCTAGAAGCATGTTGATGGAGGCTGAGGAGAATTTCAGGCAGTCTTACCGTAACGCTTATGGAAGGGAAGTCCCATATGAGGAGCTTATGAAGTTCAGGGCTGACAATGCCAATGCCGCTAATGCTGTATTCGCCGCTAACGTCGGCATATTGTCATTATCCAATATAGCTATGTTCGGTGATATGTTCGGCATGGATCTTGGTGTGGATAAGTTCATAAAACGCAATATATTTGGCGTAGGCGCCGAGAGGATGGATAACGGGACATTGAGGGCCATAACGCCTAAGAAATGGCAGAAAATAGCCGGGAATACGTTCAATATCATCAAACGTCCGGTATCTGAGGGTCTGTATGAGGAAGGTCTTCAGGGAGTGGCTAGTAAATCCGCCGAGGGTTGGGTAGAATCAAGATACAATCCTATGGCTATCCGGCAGAATATAGGCTATATGGAGGCTATAAAGAACGGGTTCAAGGAGACTTACGGATCTAATCAGGGATGGAAGGAAATCGGCATCGGTATGATTATCGGATCGGTTATGGGTGTAAGAAGCCTTGGAGGTATAAAGGAATGGAGCCAAGACATGTCCCGTAATAAGGGGATGGTGGAGGCCTACAACACTAATGCCGGCGCCTTGACCTCGGCGGCTGTCCAAGCTATTCGTGGCAGCATGGCCCTGAACGCTCAATTATCAGGCTTAAGTACGGATAATAACGCTGACGATATACCTAATTCTAGAATCGTAGATAAGACTTTTAGTGATGCCGTATTCAACCGTCTTCGTTATGATCAGGAAATGGGGATGTTAGATGATACTAAGGAGAATTTCAAGACAGTCATCGAGTCTATACCTAATAGCGATATAGCCTCCGATATGAATATGACAGATGAGCAGGTAAATGAGTATAAGTCCAACCTTATCAGTGAGTTCAATAAGAAGGTTGATAATTTTACTATGGCCAGCAGATTTGCCGACTCCCTTACCGATGGTATATCCAATAGATCATTTAATACCTATATCTCCAACATGGCTTATAACGGTCTTGAGGCTAAGGATAATTTGGATGATATCGCTAATCAGTTAGGAAGGATATACAATACGGATATAGGACCTGCTTTAGATATATATTCTCGTCTTAATCCTGATTTGAGTAGGGATCTTGAGGAACTCAGGAAGCTTACAGATGATATACAGAAAATGGAGAAGAATGTTTTGAAGCTTCAGCAGAGTATCACGTCTAAGGAAGCTCTTGAGTCTGATAAGGTCAAGTTAGCCAAGGAGAATGATAGACTTCTTAAATTGACGGAGGATAGGATTGCTTTGGAGAGGAGATTAGCTACGTTAGTTAACTCAGAGATAGATATATCTAAGCTGTTATTAAACAGGAATGAATCAAGGATCAGCGCCGCCGATCTTATGGCAGCTTATGAGACTATAGTTGGTTTTGAGAATGCTGTATCTATCCGTGGGGTTGATAATTATAAAGAGGCTATGGCGTTACTTAGCGAGTATCGTCATAATCTTGTGGCTTATAAGAATATAAATGAGTCTCTTCGCCGTATGCGTGATAGGAGATTCATACGGTCGCAGGAACGTGGGTTCATGAAGGTCTTGTCAAACATATGGGGAAAGACTTATGAGGAGGATAATAGTAGATATGATTTCAGGAATACCGATAATCTTGATGCTAATTCCCTTTATGCCAATGATCAGGCCATAGATAAGGCTTATCAAGATGGTCTTATAGGAGAGGACGAGGCATTTATGTTCAAGACCTATAATCATATGATCGCCAGATCTATGGAGAATGATATCAAGGCTGATGAGGGCGGTATCGTTGAGAATGTACCTGATAATGAGGATATCATAAATCCTTCTGATGATAGAATCAATAATATAGCTATAAAGATATGGAACGGTAATGAGGATATCTTATCTCCTAGGGAGAGGCAGATATATGATAATAATAAGGATCGTATCAATGACCTTGCAAATGGGTTTGGCGATAATCCTATAGCTAGGCTTAATAAGATTAGGTCAATGGTAGATAGGTTAAATACCAATGATAACGTCTTAAATAACATCAGGAATACTATTGATGATATCATAGATATGAACATTAATGGTCTTGATCAGGATCAGGTTAAGGGGGCTATACAGACTTACAATGATCTTATGAATGATATTGACAACGGGAATGAGGTTGATCAGGATAAACTTAATGAGGCTATTGATATTATCAATAACTATTCTGATGATCCTCTTCTTCAATTCGTGGAATGGATGAGGCTGTATGATAATGGGAGTATGGTTGTCAAGGATTACGATAAGTCTATACCTATGGGTGATGTTCTCACGGAGAGCGAACCCGGAACATCCACCGGCAGGACGGAGGCCAATGCCGCCCAGAATCCGGTAGTGTTGATGGCCCAGAAGAGAGAGATTGGCGGAGTCATGTATTATGAGGTAGGAGGGATGAGACTTGACAGGTTTATGGACGGTCTTGGGCTTAAAAGATCTGATGCCACTGATACTGATAATGGAAGGGTGATGGATTTCACCAACGGAACCGACATATTTACTGTTATAGAGTCGAATAACCACTCAAGATGGATGATAAGCGAGGATGACGCTCAGGCTTTCGAGAACGCTACCGGTGTCATACTGGGGCGGCAGACCGCCTTATCGACCTCCAACTGGTTCATGGTGTATCGCAAGGGGCAGGATGGGTCTATTGTTCCTTATTATACGGGTGATACGTTTGGATCTAACAACGAGTCGGTGAATCAGGAAGCAACGGCTAGCCTTAGCAAGGGTGGTACGGTAAGGTTTGTGATGGATATGTCAGATCCGTATACCAAGGAATTGTATGATAAATACAATAGCCTTTATGCCGTTGATCCTAATTCCGATGAGACTAATTCTGCCCGTAGTGATTTGGTTAATAATATGGTTATTAAGATCGTGGATGGTGACGGTAATTTTGTCTCGGTGCTTAAGGCCAATGATCCAGACTCAAAAGGGAGTAATGCTGATTTAAGGAGTATGGCCTTTGAGTTGTATAGGGATAATGTGGGATCTGTCGCTGGCGAGATTGATATACCGTTCGTAGGCGCAGTCACTAGTGTTTTGCCGGGAAGACCTAATTTTAGCATAAGTGATGATAATGGTACGTTGATGGTATCCGAAAATGACTTTACCAACGAGACGGTTGGTAAGGTCGAGAGCGTAGGATATATAGAGAACGGGGAGGTTACGATGAGGGATAATATCAAGTATAACATATTCCCGTTCTGTACGGCTATCGTTAGGGACAAGTATGGTAATTATAAAAATTCGCGTATCCCGGTTGTAGCTATAAAGACAGGAAATGGAAGAAATTACCTGTACCCCGTAAGATTGAAAAATCAGGATATATCATCATTCTCATCCATGATCGGATCGATGGCTGATAGGATTATGGAGGGTCTAGGCGGAGGCGTAAGTATTGATGATATAATGGATCTTAATAACGCTATAGCCAGATCCGGGTTGGATAATAAGACATATATGATTCCGTTGACGGGAGACGTGGATGTTATCAAGAAACGGCTAGGGGCTGTCAAGGAAGCGGCTAGTAAGATGCCTATGACTACTGACGTAAGAGGGTGGATAGGCGATTCCAGGACTAAGGAGGATATTTTGATGAATGACGTTACGATCAACATCGATCTTAATAACGATCCTTTCATAGCCCCTAAGTTTAGGATGAGTATCAGGAGGGATGAGACGTTCTTCGAGGATACGGAGACCCCGTTCGGCAGCCCGTCTGACCTCCAATCGGGGTCCGCCTCGCCTACGAAGGCTGCCGAGGATAGGTCTTTGGTTTCAGACGGTAATGTAGTATCCGGAGAAAATGAGGCGGAAAATCCTTGCTAGGTAAATTTATTCGTCTTATCTTTGCGGTGTCAGTCCATCACCTGACGAGTAAGATATTTAAAAGTTGGTCCCTGTCGGGTGTGTGATGGCCCCGGTGGGGACTCTTTATATTATGCAATTAGATGCTTTTTTACACCGGAAAATTATGCAAGACCTACGCATCCAGCGAGTAAAGGTCTTGATGATGTTATACACCAGTAACTATTTTGTCGATGTCAGACAAAAGCAGTTGCTTGATCATACATACGCATTAAGCAGGGATCAGGCTTTTGACTATATGACTGAGTTCAATAAAAGGCTTAGTGATAAGGTTGGTATAAAATGTACGATGGATATCCTTCTACCTACCGATGATGATAATGCTAACATCATAATCGAGCACAATGGCATCATCAAGAAGCTGATGAGAGAGGCCGAGAAACTGGAACTTGATACCGATGCTATCAAAGCCATGATGCGTGATCTTCTTAATGAGTTGAAGGATGATATTGATCTTAATATCCTGATATTTGACGTAAGCCAGTTGCTTATAAAATACAATCTATTTAGGTTGGAGGCTATAACCGAGCAGGAGTTCAAGGGCTCTTTTGTCAGAATGGATAGCAGGAATATGGAGATAAAGAAATTAACTTTATCTGATATCAAGAAGGTGGTGATGATGATGGAGGATAGGTATGATTATGCTTTATACATGACAGAGGAATGTGACTGATTACATTTTTTGTAAAAATGTCTCCTGTTTGTTTGTAGTTTCAAAATAAGGTCTTATATTTGCGGTGTCTATCCGTTGCTAGACCATAAGAAGATATTAACTCGCCTAGACGTAGGCGATAGATGAGAGTCATCAGTGGAGTAACGGACGCTGGTGGCTCTCGTTGTTTTTTTGTATTATGTGTAATATTGTTTTAAGTGATGACTTATCTATCAGATCGTATTTTGAAAAGGTTTTAAATCTAAGTAAACTTGGTGATAAGTTCCCTGTTAATTTAGATGATGTATGGCCATTGGTTTATTCAGCTAAGGAGAAAGCTGTTAGAGCTTTAGTAAGTAGTGATCAGTTTATGCAAGGTATTGATTATGAGATTTTAGCCACAAATGGCGAAAATACGACAGTAGGAAGACCTGTAAATGTTTATATGATTTCTATATCTTGTATGGAGTATTTTATAGCTAGAAAGGTTAGATCTGTATTTAATGTTTACAGGGATGTTTTTCATAAAGTGATAAATAAAATACCCTCTAGCTATTCAGAGGCTTTACGGATGTATGCTGATGAGGTGGAAGCTAGAGAAAGGGCTGAAAAAGAAGCTAAGCTTGCATTAGAGGCTAAAAGGATATCTGATAATATCATCAAAGAACAGGCTCCTATGGTTGATTTTGCTAAGACAGCCGAAATAGCCCAAGAGACAGATATGTTGATCAGAGAGGTTCGGGAAAAGCTAGAGGCTCATGGGTATGATATAGCGGAGAAGAATCTTCGGATATTGCTCGAAGATAATAAGTTCTTCGCTAAGACCGGTAAGAGATGGTTGCTTTCCCAAAGGATGATAGATCGTGGTTACGCTCGTTACAGATATCGTGATGATGATGAGTTTTACGGTACTAATACTGTCTATGTGACTCCTAAGGGATTTCAGTGGATCGTGTCTAAGATATCTAAGGAATGGATGCCTAGGTTCTTGGAATTGAAAGGTAGGGTTCTAAATAAATCGGATAAAAATATTTTTGCTAAACAATAAGTTTCAGTTTTTATAATTTAGGATTGAGTTTTTGCCTGTCCGTGAGGATCGGCAAAAAGATTTGTACTTTTCGGAGAAACATAAGGTTTGTTATTATTGTTATTTGGCTCCCGTCCGCTCGTGAGAGTAGGCGGGATTTTCATATCTTTGTGTCAAAACGATTTAGCAATGGGAAGATCTTGTTATGTGATAAAAAATAAGGAGGGTGGGGTAGATAATGTCCTTGCCCCTAACAACCAACCATCCGGATTATACCAAAGGGCGATGGAGGTGCTGGGCGACCAGAAGCAGGCCTTATCGGTCTGGGGTACGGCCTACTCCACCGACTTCGTGTCTTTCTTTGGCGATTGGATGTCCATGCCATCGGAATATGACATAGATAGTAACGGGGAACCTAGGTATGATGATGTCATGTCCTTTATCAAGCGGAAGAACTATTTCGCTGGCAATTTCATGGCCGATGAGGTTAAGGATATCAATAACACCCTTACTTCCTTGGGAGTCGATAATATCAACGATCTTAATGATATGATCATATCCAATTTCCTCTCCGGTGGTGATATATTTCTCAATAGGTACAATCTTGAGCGATCCGGGATGTATGACGCCGATGAGATTGATAATATCATGACCAACAGATCGGCGTATGAGCGGGTAAGGGATATGATGAGGAGGATTGTCGATTTTATGTCTGACGGGGATCTTAATGAGAAGGATATGTATTTCCTATCCTCCGAGTCAGGCCTTGGTGATGATTATATGATATATGAGGATACATATGACTCGTTAGGGAAGAGAAGAGCCTTGAATCCAATGGAGGTAAGGGATACGATCATGAGGGCGGTAGGCGGTATCAGCGACCGCCGGGAGTTTGACCGGGTTTTCACCTCCATCCCATACCCTTCCTTGGCACTCCGGTATCAGGATGATCAGGATTACGCAGATCGGATGTATGACACGTATCGTAATATGACCCGTATGGAGGTTCGGAGTCAGGACGGGAATACGATTACCGACTCGTACTTCAATAGTACCACACCGTATATCAGTATGCCTAAGGATATGAAGGGTCTAAGGGATAAGGTTGGGGAGATAATCGATATGGATGATTTTAAGGACATCAAGGACGTTTCCGGACGTCTGTATGACATAGCTATGGATCTTGCCGACATGGGCGTGGATATAAGCGAGGCGATCAGCGATGAGATGGTTATATCCAGACCGGAGGATATCCGTGATCTTATGGCGTCGCTGGATGTCATGTTATCTTCCATACAGGCAGGCAATTCGGTATACGATAGCTTTATCTCCGATCTTGATAGGATAACAGGAAAAGGGAATCCGATATACGAGGTTCAGGATACTTATTCTACCAGTGATAGGATGGTGTATGTAAGGTCCGGGAATACATCCCCTTCCGATATGTATGATAGGAGCATGTTGTATATGGGTAGGAATACGTACCATAACACAGCCCCGATAACCGACACCGATCAGGCCTATGAGATGTTGGCCGATATCGGGATAGAGCGACCCTCGTACTTGCCGGCTGGCGTGGTTCCTGCCGGGGCTTCTCGATCCGATATTGACGTGATCAAGGATAACATAAAGAAGCTAGTTATGTCCAACATCTCATCCTCGAATACTGAGAACATGATCCTTACCAGATTAATATATCAGCATCCCGTAACCCCTAAGATGGATGATGTCGATATTGATCGGGAGTTCAGGAGATACGAGGCTAGGCAGGGAAAGGATCGGGATTTTATCAAATCCTGTACATCGTTGAGGAAGATCCAGATCAAGGAAAGGTTAAAAAAATCGGATTTATATAATAATGTCTTACGTTTCCTTGATTTTAATGGATTTTATAATGTATCTTTGAACCACCATGACAGAGGTACGTTAAAAAGCATGGAGATGTCGTTGCCGGAAGGTCAGGTAAGGAATCTTCTGTTTGACGTGGCTATCGAGTCCGGTGACAGTAGCATGAGAAACCTTTTCTATCTGGATAGACAGGATAGGATGATGGATGCCGGGTTTTATAGGTATCTGTACCAAAGGAATCCGGGCCTGCTCCGGGAGGTCAACGGCGGCGTCGAGGCGAGACCGGACGGTTCGTTCTTGGCTCGTGGAAGGTATGATGATTTCGTGTCGTTCCAATCCGGCTTATATGAGAAGATAGGTGAGACGGTTGATGGATCAATATATAGGTTCGTCGATGATCTTATATACTCCGATCCATCATCATATCAAGAAAACATGGTACGAAGGATGGGTGATGTTACGGTAAGGAGTGACGATAACCGCCTGTCAAGGATAGAGGATAATCCTTCATCCAGTAAGATAGTTAATGAATACACTGCTAATACAAATAAGTTGATGCGAGAGGTGACTTGCCAGACTTAGTTGGCATTTTGACGCTTCACGGCCCCGGCCATTGCCAGCGACTCCACGTCCCCTTCCCGGTTCACCACCGGTGACGTATTTTATTGGGTTAGAAGATTCTGTTTTTCTAACCCAAATTTCTTTATATTCCTAGCAGCCAGCAGATCTCTGTCATTTACGGCCCCGCAAGAAGGGCAAGTCCAGATACGATCGGATAATTTAAGATCCCGATGTATGTATCCACATTCGCACATCTTGGAGCTAGGTTCAAATCTTCCTATCCGAATCAAATTCACGCCCTTCCAATCTGACTTATAGCTTAATATTCTAAAGAACTCGCTCCATGAGCATGAAGCTATGCTATTAGCCAGCCTATGGTTTTTCATCATCTCCTCCACGTTAAGATCCTCAATAACCACGGTTTGGTTCTCGCCTAGGATATTGTTGACAGTATGGTGCAGGAAGTTATGTCTTTGATTCGATATGTGCTCGCATGCCTTAGCTACGGCTAATCTAGCTTTCTCTCTTCTTCGGCTTCCTTTTTGTTTGCGAGCTAATCTTCGTTGTAAGCATCTTAACCGTGCGGAAGACTTTTCCAGATATTTCGGGTTCTCGAAAATCGAACCGTTCGATAAGGTTGCGAATGTCTTTATCCCGACATCGATACCTACAGCTGTATCCGAATTTATAGGAGACTTGCCGGGTAACTTAATGCCGTTATCTACAAGGATACTGATATAGTACTTATTTGTAGGCGACTTAGATACAGTGACAGTTCCTATCTTGCCTTTAAATACTTGGTTTGAGTAGAATCTTATCCATCCTAATTTAGGTAACTTAATCCTGTTGTTATTGAAATCGATATGGACATTAAGGATATTCTTGAACGATTTCCTTGATCCTCGCTTTGACTTGAATTTTGGGAAGCCTTTCTTTTCCCTAAAAAATTTGGTAAAAGCCTGATCAAGGTTTCTTATTGATTGTTGTAGACATTCGTTGGATACCTCATTAAGCCAAGTATATTTCTCTTGTTTCTTCAAATCAGTCAGTTTCTTGCATAGATCAACAGCTGTAAGTGATTTTTTATCATCTTGATACGCTTCGATTTTAGTCTGCAAAGCCCAGTTATAGATAAATCGGGTTGATCCGAAAGTTCTCTCCATTAAAGAGATCTGTTCGGATGTCGGATCCAGTCTATATTTATAAGCTTTTAGCATACCAATATTGTTTTGATGCAAAGATATTATATAAAAAGTAATTGTATATCATTTTACTTATGTTATATAAGATATTAGTGTAAATTTATATATAATTACCGATCGTTATTAATACGATTTACAGGACATGACGTACTTTGATGATGACACATATCACGATCCTAGGGCTGTTAATTTTTGAACTTTGTAACGCCCGCCATCAGGTGGGGTTATTATTAATTCAAAAATAAATAGACATGGGTACAAGTGGAGACAAAATCGTGCTGTTAGACGGTATGGGTTCCGGTAGTGGAAGCGCCACTAACGGTTTATTATCTATGATTCCGGGTATGTTCGCCAATTTGATAGGCGGAAATAAGATGGATCCGAACTTGGTAGCGGCTTTGATGAACGGTCGTAACAACCAAGACCAGTTCGGAGGGGCTAACGGTTGGTGGTTGTGGATCATCGTCCTGTTCTGGTTATGGGGCGGACGTGGTTTCGGAAATGGTTTTGGTGGTAATGGAAATGATTGTTGCGCTAACGGTCTTCCGGCTCAATTGAACAACGACTATGGCCGTGAGTTGCTGATGCAGGCTATCCAAGGTAACAGAAGCGCTATCGATCAGATTTCGAATGCTCTTAACTGTTCTACTTCTCAATTACAAAACGCTATCTGTAACGTGCAAGGCGCTATTGATAAGGTGGCTGGTCAGGTAGGTATGACATCTCAAGCCGTTATCAACGCCGTACAGCAACAAGGATGTGAGATCGGTAACCAAATTAGCTCTTGCTGCTGCAACTTACAAAGCGCTATGGCTAGCGGATTCAATAATGTTCAACATTCGTTGGATACGATAGGTTGCAATATCCAGAACTCTATTACACGTCAAGGATATGAGAACCAATTGGCTATCACCGGTCAGACGAACGTATTGCAGAACAATTTGACTAACGGCTTCAATAACGTTATTCAATCCAATCAAGCCCAGACGCAAGTGTTAGCCGCTAAGATAGATGCCCAAACGCAGATTATCAATGACAAGTTCTGTCAACTTGAGATGCGTGAGATGCAGAATACTATCCAACAGCTTCGTGAGGAGAAACAGGCTTTGGCTACTTCCGCCATCACCCAACAACAGACACAGAACATCGTTAGCCAGTTAGCTCCAAAGGCTCCGATTCCAGCTTACGTCGTACAGAACCCGGGCTGTTGCTATACTCCTACCGTAAGGGTGGCTAACGAATGTGGATGCGCTTGCGGCACTACTAATGCCGTATTATAAGAAAGGGGGACAATATGGCTGATTTCAGAGGATATATGATCGGTTCATTCGCCTCCTCCCGTCTTGATAGGGGAGGCATCCCGGTAGTAGCCACTACTGGAAAGGTATCTGACGCTTCTGTGGCCGAACCTACGGTTGATTTTGGCATCAATCCGTGTCAGTGGAACTCACTACCTCCGGAAGGAATATTATTATGGAAGGTTCGTCATCCGGTGACGGAGACAGAGGCTAGTTATCCGGCCACGATCGTTCTTCCGTCTGGCTTATCCACTACCACTCCTGTTACGGTATCCAACGCCGGGGTTATCGTCAACAAGACACCTATAGTGGATAAGGTTGGGGCACATATGACAGGGCAGGATATTACGACTCCCGTGGCTTCTGGTGATCCTATAGTAGGAGCCTACACCGAGCATCTTGTGTATTATAACAAATGCACTGGGGTATTTAGGATGTTAGGTCATACGGCTACTGCCCCCTAGCGCATGAATTTACTAAGAAAGAACGGGGAGGGGAACCTCCCTCCCATTTAAAAAGATCGTTATTATGTTTAAGGATTTAAAGAAAGGATATCAGGTTTATACGTTAGACACCTCAGGGGTTCCTAAATTCTTTATGGGTACGGTGGTTAACGTCTCGGAACCCAGGTTCGCCCAATCCCAGCTAGGTCAGTACCAGCAGCTGCAAGATCGGGTTATGGATCTTACTATAGAGGTGGACGGGAAGTCCATGACATACGTAGTTCCGGAGAACCAGAACGTGGCCATGGCCAACGGCATTACGCTAGCCTGCTCGGTGGACCCGATAATGAACCACCTGAACGCCATGAAACGAACCAGTACGGATATCGTGAATAGCGTGGATAAGAATAAGGAGATCATAGAGGCATGCGACAGTATTTTGGAAGATATCAATCCTACTTTTAAGCAGACTAAGGATCAAGACCGAAAGATTAAGAATCTTGAGGAGAAGGTCGATAGGATGGGGTCTTCTTTCGATGAGTTAAAAGAGTTGTTAATTAAAAAATTAGGTTAATATGAGAGTTATAGATTTAGGCAATGGCCAAGAGGAATATGATGATGAGATCTATGATCGGAGAGGCGGTAGAGGACGCTCCCGTCGTTCTGACGGCACGTACATGGGTTATGATGGCGGGGTATATGACCATTATGGCAAGGATCGTGACGGGATGATGGAGGAGCTGGAACGTCGTGAGCGTGATCTCGAAAGACGTGAGAGGGAATTGGAACGTGACGAGCGGGAGCTTGAGAAACGTCAAAAGCACCATGAGCGGGAGGACGAGATGTATCGCAGGGGATGGTTCGGCGAGCGTGAGATCCGTGACGAGTACGATAGCATGGATCCTTACATGCGTAGAGGTCGTAGAGGTCGTTACTACTGAGGAGCAGACGCCGATGACCCGGATTATAAGCGGTATATAGACACCCATGGGTATCACTTTTCCAAGGAGTTGGCTAGGGAAGCCGCCGACAAGATGCTTAACGCTGACGGATCCAAGAGAAGATGGACGATGGAGGACGCTAAGCAGATGTTCGATAAATGCGGGGCCAAGAAACCTGATAACGCCACTTGGGGAGATATCCAATACCTGTTCGCTATGTTCTATAGCGACTACTTTCCTAAGGTATTGGATTGCGACCAGAAAATAGTCAAGGCTGTCTTGGCTTATCTGGAAGACCCTGACGCCCCGGAAGGTACGGCGTTCGTAAGGTATCTGGCGGTGCGGTGCTTCGTCGGTGACACAATCAAATGGAGTGATATGATTTGATACAACGTTGGAAGAACCCTGTCGGCGATAGAATACCGATGGGGTTTCTTTTTGCCCGTAACTTTATTATGGCTACATTTGTTCGAGGTAGATCTTTTGTTCAGAGGGCGGGCGG